TAAGGTATTTTATGTTGTTTATATGGGTCATAATCACATTTAGAAAGTAAAATAATATTAATAATAATATTATCTTTTTTAGATAGAATATAACATTTAACATCACGTGGTTCATCTAACCAACGATTAGCAAAATCATTTTCTAATAATGTATTATTTTTAATATTTTTTTTAATATATTTTTTCGCATTTTGGTTTGTAAATAGTTTAATTTCCATTATTATATTTAATTTTATAAATGGGAATAATTTTAAATCAATTTTATTTTTTAATCGGCGTTTGAAATGTGCAAAGGTGTAAATGAATATAAAGAAGAAAATAAAAAAGATAAAGATGAGAATGTTATTGAAATAAAACATAAAAAGCAAAATTATTTCATATATTTGCATGTAGATTCTAAAAAATGAAATACTTAAAATAAATCAAAATGACTAATTTTTCTAATAAATTCCAATATATCTTTTTCAATATCTGTTGCAGGAGACCAATATTTTATATAATTATTATTATGATTATTTAAAATATGTAATATATACTCTAAAATATTTCGCGATTTATCTAAATTTTGAGTAATATTTATTAACGACCATATAGGTTGTGAAAAGGGGTAATTATTAGTATGTAATATATTAAATGTTATATTAATAGTTACATCAGCATATGACATAATTAAATTATTTATTTCTGCAGGTAATTCTTTAATATTTAATTTATATTTTTTTACAAAATACATATTAAATGTTAGGTTTTTATTATCTTCTTCTATATCATTATTTTTAATCAGTATAAATTTTAATGTAGTATTAAATCTATTTTTAAGTCCAAAATATTTTTCAATAGTATTATTATTAATATTTTTTAAATATCGTGCATATCTTTTTGTAAATATACCATTAGCATATAATCGTTCTGCAGCCATTATTAACAATTATTAATAAGTATTTAATTATTAATAAGTATTTAATTATTAATAAGTATTTAATTATAATATAAATTACCAAAAAAGCAATATATCTTAATTCCAAGTAATATTTTCATAACTATATTGATTTGGTGGATTTGTTATTAAACTCTCTCTTGTATTAGATATTTTTTTAGCAATAGTGATAATATACACTTCCTTATTAGATTTAAATGATGCAATATTCCTACCATTATTTTGTTTATTAAAATCATTTACATCAATCCATGTATGAAATTCGGTATTATTTTCAGCAATATATAATGCTAATATTTTCATTCCATATTTTTCTGTTAATGTAGATAAAAATAATTCAGGACTAAATTGATACATTCCATGTCCTGAAAAATTATTATTGCATGTAATAGAACAAAAAATACCTTCTATTTCTAATAAATTTATAATATTTTCTAATACTTGTGGAATATTAAATATATGTTCTATTGTTCCACCATCAAATATATAATCATAATGTTTAAGATTATATGGTATAGGTAAATTAAGATTATGAATAATCGTAGCATTTTGATAATTATTAGCATCCAAAGAATCAATATCTAAAAATCCCAAATCGTATAATAAGTCTTCGCAATAGTCATCATACGTATATTTGTTATTGAAATATGATAAATTATATTTATTAAATAAAAAATTAATATTATATTTGTGCATATTTATTTGTTGTCTTCCTAGTGTCAATAAATTTTTTTTATTAGGATTGTATAATAATGATTGTAATATTACTTCTAATGTAGTAAAATCAAGTCCCATTAATAAATAATTATAGTATAATATTATTTAACACTTTATATATTATTATAATTATATATTATAATATGCCGTATAGAATTAGAAAACTTCCAAATAAACACTTATATAAAGTGTATGATAAAGCAGGAAAATCTCTCTCATATAAAGGTATGACTTATAAAAATGCAAGAAAGCAAATAATAGCGGTTCATTTAAGCAAAATTAGGAGAGGACATCCATATGATGTATTTCCGCATAAATCAAGATCCACCAGAAAAAGAAAAAGAAATAGACATTAAGTATTTAAAATATACACATATAGATTAAGTAATATGATTACAGATGCAGATATTATAATAGGTAAAAAATATAAAGTATTAAAATTATTAGGAGAAGGTTCATTTGGTAAAATTTTTGAAGCCATAAATATTATTACATCTGAAAAAGTTGCAATAAAAATAGAAAAAAAATCAACTATATCATTATTAAAACACGAAGCAACATTATATAATAAATGCAGAAATATAAAAGGGATCCCAAAACTCCGTAATTATGGAGTAGAGGAAAATTATAATTATATAGTAATAGATTTTTTGGGTGATTCATTGGATGATATTAAAATAAAACATGGCGGATATATAGAGTTATCCATAGTATTAAATATAGGTATTCAATTAATTAATATAATAGAAAAATTGCACAATATTGGTATTATTCATCGTGATTTAAAACCTGAAAATATATTACTTGGATTAGAAAAAGAAAAAAAATCAATATATCTTATAGATTTTGGTATATCTCGTTTTTATATAAATAGCAAAGGTTGTCATATTCCATATGTTGATAATAAAAAATATATGGGAAATATTATATTTATGAGTTTAAATGTATCAAATGGCATTGAACCCACTAGAAGAGATGATATAGAATCAATTGGATATATTTTAATTTATATTTTAACAGGATATTTACCTTGGAATATTATAGATGATAAAGATAAAAATATAGATATTATTAAATCATTGAGAAATCAGTCTATAGTTAATATGAAGAGAGAAATACCATTGGATAAAGTGTGTGAAAATAGTCCAATAGAATTTAAGATATATTTAGAATATTGCAGAAAATTAAAATACGATGAAACGCCTAATTATAATTATTTAAAGAATATATTTATTAATTGTAATAAATAATTTAAAGAGATTTAGTATTAATATACTAATAATATGTCCGATACCACAACCCAACCCGAAACATCTGTGCCATTGTGTAATGGAATTGTTAAATGGTTTAATAATAAATCTGGTTATGGATTTATTACTTTAAAGAAAGGTCCTATTGAAGGAGATATTTTTGTTCATCACTCATCTCTTGCTGTTAATACAGAACAATATAAGTATTTGGTGCAAGGTGAATATGTAGAATTTATGCTAGAAGCGGTAAGTAGTGGAAATCACGAATGGCATGCTGTATCAGTTAAAGGTCTTAATAATGGAAAACTTATGTGTGAAACTCGTCATGATATGCAATCTGCTAGAAATACTTTTTCTCGTAAAGATAGTGTTAAATCCAGTGATACCTCTCTAGATGAGAGTGAAATAATGAAAGTCTTTACCGATAGTATGTCAGCTTTGGGAGTTAAGACATCATTTGTTCAGCAATCTGGAAGACATGATGATAGATATGGACAAGGACGTGGTGGACAAGGTCGTGGTGGACAAGGTCGTGGTGGACAAGGTCGTGGTGGACAAGGTCGTGGTGGGCAAGGTCGTGGTGGACAAGGTCGTGGTGGACAAGGTCGTGGAGACTTCTCGCCTCGTCAGGAACAATGCTATCAAGGACATTCGGTTTAATATTAAAGTGCTGATTTTATATGTATTATTTTTATAATATTTATAATCTTAAATGTTTAAAGTTTCCTTGTTGTATATGAAATATAATAAATGCAACAAGTCCTATTATTACATCAAGTAATAATATATGCCACGATTTATTTGTATATCCATAAAATACAGACCATGCAAAAAACAGATATAAAAATGAGTGTACTGGTCTAATATTATTCCACCATATGATATCTCCACCAGTTTCCAGACCAGTTTTACGATAATCTCCAATATATATTATCATAAAGCCTAAACCAATAACTATTGCAAATAAGCTCATTATTTGTAATACTATTTTATTACCATATTTAGCTAATATTACAAGTAATAAACGAATAGGAATACACCCACATAAAAAAAGCATAAATCTTTTTTGAATAGACGTTATATGTTTCATTATAATAATATATAAGAAAATAGTTATAAATTATAATTATTTAATAATATCGTTTATAGTAAAAAATATATATAAAAATATAAATTTATATATGAAAACTATAAATATTACTTATAAAAAAAATAATAACGATATTTTATTTAAAAATTTAGAAGATTTAGTAAATATAAAAAATTGCCAGAATTATATACCTATATATGATAGATTTTTTAAATTAACTAATATAAATTATAATAATATTAATTTAAATCATAATTATTTAATGTATGAAATATTAAATAAAAATACAGATGCTAATTCCTTTAGCTGTAATATTAAAGATGAAAATAATAATATTATAAAAAAAAATGTATTTTTTAAATTTAGTTCATTATTGGATTGTTTTAAATATATGTTAGGAAAATATGACATAGAAGATAGTAATTTATTAAACTTACCAAATTTTACTAATATAAATAGCCATGAAAAAACAAGAGATTTTAATAATAATTCATATGTTGATGGATTTTTTTCCTATTTAACAAGTAAATTATTGCATACTCATAATTTTATTAATGGTTTAGATTTTTATGGAGCATTTATAGGTGTTAAAGACAATTTTGCAATAGATGTATCAGATGATATGGAAAACTTATATTCATCCGATTTTTTTAATAATAACAAAGACAAATTATTTAAATTTGAAAATATAGAAGATTATTCTTTATTAAATTTTCATTCTAAAAATAATAAACAACGATTATTAATTGAAAATAATATAGATATAGAAGATGTAATTACTCTTGATGAAACTATAAATATAGAAATATTAACATTAAATGATTTTAGTTCTATTGCTGAAATAGATTTTAATATAAATAACACAGATAATACTACAATAAATGATACATATAATATACAAAAAATGGATGATAGTAGTTCTATTTCATCTAACTCATCAAATACTACAGATGATTCACATTTATCAAAATCAATAAAAAATAATAATGACGATGATAGCGAAAATACTAATAATAATAATGATGATGATGATAATGATGATAACGATGATGATGACGATGATACTAATAGCTCTAATAAAAGCAGTGATATAAATGATGAAACTAATATAAATGTCATTATAAATAAAATACCTGTAGAAATAATATGTTTGGAAAAATGCACAATGACATTAGATGCATTAATGACCACGACAAAATTATCAACAGATGAATGGAGATCTATTTTATTTCAAATAATCATAACATTAATAACATATCAAAAAGTATTTAAATTTACACATAATGATTTACATACAAATAATATAATGTATATTGATACAAATATTACATATTTGTATTATAAATATAATAATATATTATATAAGATACCTACATATGGTAAAATTTTTAAAATAATTGATTATGGTAGAGCTATTTATTCATTTAAAAACGAATTAATGTGTAGTGATAGTTATAATAAAATAGGAGATGCAACAACTCAATATAATTTTGGACCTTATATAAATGCTGGTAAAAAAATAATAGAACCTAATTATAGTTTTGATTTATGTCGTTTAGCTTGTTCTATATATGATTTTATATATCTTGATGAAAATGAAAAATTAACAGAAATAAGAATTTTAATAGATGAGTGGTGTAGTGATGATAAAGGCAGAAATATATTGTATAAATCATCAGGTGAGGATAGGTATATAGATTTTAAATTATATAAAATGATAGCTAGGTCAGTACATAATCATACACCCGAAGCACAACTGAATAAAAAAATATTCTCTCAATATAGTGTCTTTAAAAATAAAATTAAAAATATAACAATTATAAATATAGATGATATTCCAACATATTATTAATTAGTTACAAATTTATTAATATTTTATAATTATAAAATATTAATAAATAACTTAAAACCCTGGACTATCTACAAAGACTTGTGTATCACTCTTATTTGGTAATAAAGAAGAAACATATTTTAATATTTCAAATTGGTCGGCTATAAATAAACCTAATGCAGAACTAATATATACATGTAATGCTTCCTGTATTAGTTCTTTTAATGGTTTAACTTGTTTATATATAAATCTCATTTCTAAAAATTTAAGTAAAAAATATACAACAGAAATAATACCTGCTAAACTAAATATATTATTCATTTACACTATACTAAAATAATCTAAATATATTTTAAACGCAATTTTTTTATTCTAATATTTCTATATCTAAATCTATAGCAGGATCATTTTTTTTCACAATATCTTCTATATCCATATCTAAATTACTTAAAACTTTTCCTATTTTAAGTTTATTCATTTCATCATTATATGTTGTACTAGTTTTAAATGGAATATAATCATCGCTTGGTATAGAGTCAGCGCTACTTTCATCATCATCATCATTTGTAAAAGTTCTAATATTTGGAGTATCTGCAAATTTAACCCTATCAGTTATATTTGTTTTTTTTTTAAAATCTTTATGTGCATCTATTGGTGTTTCTGCTATTGATTCATTTAATTGTGTATTATCTATTTTATTTTCTGATGTATCTGAATTTACATTTTGTGGCACTTCTAATTTTTTTTCTTCTATTTTTTCTTCTATTTCAACATCTATTTCTTGTGTTTCATCCATATATGCTTTTAAAAGAGTTTCAACTGGTATGCTATCTCTAATAGTAGTTAAAATACATTCTTTAACAATTAAATCTATTTCTCTATTATTTTTTTGAATTTGTAATGGAGATATATTTTTTTCAAATAAATATACATTTATATATATTTTTCTTGCAATATTGATATAAACCTTGTGTATAAATTCACCAAGTGGTGGAATATTTATATCAATTTTTTTTTGTTTTTTACTAACTCTAATACATGTTAATGCTTTAAGTTTAATAATATGAACACACGTTATTAACTCTTCTAAATATCCACAATTACTTTTTTCTATAATTCTTTTTTTTTCATCTTCAATAATAGCGGTATTCCATTTGGGTACCCGTCCAATAAAATTTTGGAATGTCATTAGATATTTATCTAATTCATCATTTTCTTTACATATTTTCCATGATTCATCAAATATTGATTTAAATCCATCAATAAATAAAGGTGTCAATATATTTATTAGGCGAGAACACCATTCATTGTGTGATTCAGTTAAACTAGATATAGAATAGTCATCCATAAAATATAATATTATTACTAAAATAAAAGTTAAACGAATTATTAGATAAATGAAATATTTTCACTTATTATATTATCTATAAATATAAAATTTAGAATAAATAACATTAACAATTTTTCATTTCTAAATTCAGATTTTATTTTAGTAATAATCATAAGCAATTTATATTTTTTAGTTTCATTACTAATATTATTTTTTTCAATATAGTTAATTAAATTTAAAGCACTATATCCATTTTCATATAAATGAATGCATACAGGTATTAAATTATGTATATTTATATTTTCTATTGTATTTAATTTATTAAGTGTTTTTTTTAAAAAATTATCAGATATATTATTTTTAAATGGATATGTATTTTTAATATGATATGTATTGATATTAATATATTTATTATTTATTATAGGTAATGGTATATATATTTCACAAAATCTAGATAAAATAGGTTTTAATAACTTATATTTATCCTCTATTATTATAAAAAAACGAGTATTATTATTACTAAATAATTCAATACATCGTCTTAATGCTGATTGTGCATCTATTGTTAATTTATCCGCATTAGATAATATTACGCTTTTAAATAAATCTGTATTTGCATATGTTTTTGAAAAAAATTTTAGTTCTTCTCTTATAAATTTAATACCTTTTCCATGTGCACAATTAACATACATAACATGAGATTTAATAATATCCTTATTATTATTATATATTTTAAATATAAAATTATTTACTAATATTCTTTTACCACAACCACTTGGTCCATGAAATATAATATTAGGAATTTTTTTAATATTTATATAATATTCTAATTTAGAATAAATCTCTCTGTGTATGTCTAATTCCATTAGTAATATTATAATTAATATATTTATATTCTAACTAGCTAATATATTTATGCCCAACTATGTAAACTCTGTGTATATGGGTTTTGTTTAAAGGCTGTTAATATATCAGGTTGAATCCTTTCGCAACTGATATTTTCATTATATTGTTGGTGTAATGATGTAATTTCACCAATATGTTGACCAGATGGTGTATCCATAGAGGATACAGATGAACCTGAACCTCTGACCCATAATCTATTATTATCTCTATCATTATCTCTCTTATCTATTTTTATATTATCATATTGATTAAATACCTGTGTTCCTCCTTGATTGGGTCTATTAATATATGTTTTATTTGGATTATTTCTTTGATTATATCCAGATTCATAATCCATAGGACCCGAATGCGAACCAGATCCTCCAGAATTTCCAATATATGAAGTATTTGTAGAATCTCTATTATTATTAATTTTATTTTGCTCACTAATTAAATATGCATCATTTTTTTGATTTTGTAAATTTAAATGATTATTATCTAAATTTCCTTCTTGCATTTCACGATTTGTAGTTTTTGTTCTATCTGCAGGATTAAATACAGATCCAGATGGGACATTAGATCTAATATTTTCATATGGTCTCATATTGTTAATAATCTCTTCTTTTCTTGTTTGTCTAAATATATCAAGTATTGGCGCTATCACAGATTTAATAACACCACCTACACTACCTCTATCTTCATATTGCATAGTGCTTCTATTTGTCGGTAAAAAAGTATAACTACCATTTCCATAATCTCCAGATGTTGCAGTATTTTTACCAACTGCAGATACTACCATATTATCGCTAGTTTTTGATTCTGTTCTAACTGATGGATGATAATTTTGTGGGGCATATCCAGCCTCTCCGTCTGCTGTTGTTCGTGATCCATAATATTCTTTACTTGTTTCTGGTCTAACTACATCGTGTAATATTTCAGTTCCTCGTGCTGTTTGTGCTTTTTCTATACCAGTGGTAATAAGCCATCTATCGGGTGTATTATTATAATATGTATCTGGTAAATATTTTTCAACCTTTCCCATTACTCCTCTATTTTGAATTAATCTTGCAGCTGGTCCTTGATGACCATCTAATCCATATGTTTCTTTGGGATTACTAGCTATCCTTAATTCATCTACCGTTTTTGGTAGCCATGTATCCCTTGATTCCATTCCAGCATTGAATCCATTAGACCCAGATGTTGTGTATCCTTTATTTAATCCAGGTCCAACTTGTTGTTCTTCCCACGGTTTTACATTAGCTATCTTTAAACTTGGATTAACACGAGATTGATAAAAGTCTGTTTGATTTGGCACGCCATTAGTCCATTGAACATTATCTTGTGGTTTAAATAATGGTGTAATTTCTTTTTTTTTAAATTGTTGCGTTCCTGTTCCTTGCATATTATCAAGTATACCTTCTGATATATTTGAATCTATTGTCGCGCCTCTTATTTTAGAGCCAAAGTATGGCGTCATATTATTATGTTTAAAATTAGTAGATGATATATTCTCTCCAGACATAGATGTAAAATTGGATTGAGATAGTTTATTTTGTTTATTTTGTAAATCTAAATTATTAGAAACATGAGATGGCACAAAAAATTTATCTGTTGTTTGATTTGGATTGCTATATAATTTAGTATTATCTGAAGAAACATTAGATGTAATAGGATAATTTACAGGTATTTGTTCTACATTTGGTAAAGTATTGGTATTTTTAAACATATTACTAAATTTTTCATTATTTTTATCTTGGTTAGAAATAATATACATACTTCCTAATGCTATAAGAGGTATTGCTAATTCCATTTATATATAAGGCATTATATTTTTTCAATATAATACTAATTAAAAAATAATATTTATCTAAATAAATAAAATATTACTTTAATTATTACAAGGATATTTTGTAATATAATAATCTTTTTCTAATATTCGTGTATTTAAATTATTAGGGAACATTAAAGTAATATTTTCTTGTGGATTTAATGGTAATATGGTAGTATTAATATATTCTACATCCCTAAGTAACCATGCTGGTTGTGTTGCTCTTGGTTGTTCTGTAATATTTGATATTACAGGATACTCTTGCATTCTGTAATTATTATTTTGATATTTATAATTATTTTCTTTACTGCAATCTTTATTAATTGGTTGAGTCATTCCTCTTAATTCATTTTCTATATTTATTGAATTGGTCATTAAATTTGCACCCCATCCTTGTAATCTAATATATGGATCATCTATATAGCAAGGTTTATCTCCATTTCCAGGAACATTTAATATATATCTTCCTTGTTCTGTACTTTCTTGCAATTGTTTCATAATTCTACAAGGATCATCATTAAAACGAGTAAATGCCATTATATATATAATTTAATATAAATATAATAAACTTAAAAACTAATAAGTTATTTAATTATATATTTATATAATGACTATAACAACGTTATCTCTAAATATGATAGTAAAAAATGAAAGTCATGTTATTATAAATACTGATAGAAAACATGAGCACGAAACATTAATGCAGATTAATATATAAATAGCATTATTAATAAAATTGAAATGCTTTTACATATATTAAATATTATTATTATTAACAAATGTTTCAACACAAGTCTCCAAGATTTATTGAGAATATAATGATGGATTGGATACCTACTGAAAATTTATATAAAATGTCATTATTATCTTCTAATAAAAATGCTATTCAATTATTAGAAGATAACCCACATTTAATATGTTGGAGACTGCTATCAAAGAATGAACATGCTGTCCATTTATTTTATGGAAATGAACATTTATTGGATTGGGCTATGGTTTCAAATAATATAGGTGCATTGCATTTTTTACAAAAACATATTGATAAAATCAACTGGTTTGTATTATCGGGAAATACTGGAGCTATTCCTTTAATTGAAAAAAATTTACATCGTATTAATTGGGCGGTTTTATCCTCTAATAAAAATGCTATTCATATTCTTGAAAAGAATCCTGATCGTCTAGTAGAATCATTATCTAGAAATTATAATGGTATTCCTCTTCTTAGAATTAATCGTCATTTGATAAATTGGAATTGTTTATGTTTAAATGAAAGTCCTGATGCTATTCAGTTATTGAGAGAAAATCAAGAAATGATTAATTGGGATATATTACCAGCAAATAGATTGGCATTTGACTTACTTCAAAATAATATAAATAAAATAACACATTTTGGGTGGGATGAATTATCTGCAAATAATGGTGATGGTATTATTCGTATAATTGAAAATAATATGGATAAAATAAATTGGGAAACATTAAGTATAAATCCTGCTGCGATTCATTTACTAATGAGATATCCTGAACGAATTAATTTTCTAAATTTAGCTCAAAATAGTAATGCATTAGAATTATGCAGATTAAATATTCAACGTATTACAATTGGTAATTTAGTTGTAGAAGAGCATATATTTTTACAAAAATACAATTATAAATTAATGCGTGAAACAATGTTAAATAGTATAAATGAAGAACTAATGCAAAATAGATTTCATCCTAAAAATAGCAGTAAATGGTGTTCATGGGGTTTTGATTTTTTGGAAAATGAATAATTAATTAATTAACTAGAATTCCAGTATTTATTATCAATACATATATTGTAATATTGTTTCAAATAAATGAACATTATAAACATCATCAGTTAAATTATCTTTAATATTTATAAATTTTTCTCTTTCCGACCATTTACATGGGAAAAATGAACAATGAAGTTATCTTTTAATGCTTTCATCTCTTCATCATTAATTTTATATATAAAAATAAACTAATTAATTAATTAATTAATAAGAGGTCTTTGATTTTTATGAACGATTAAAGGCTCTGGCATAATCATCGGGATTCTATCAAAAAAATTAATACTATCTATATTTTTAAAATCTGGCACAATTTCTTTTTGAGCATTTACTAAATTAGTAGAACCTATTCCTCTTAAGTATGTTTCTATATCAACTGGATTATGCGATAATGTATTAAGAGGCATATGACTAGGCATAATGCCTAAAGATGGAATAGCTACATTGTATGCCAAACCATATGAAGAATGCTTATATTCTGTATAATTATAAAATGATGAATTTATATTTTGCTCTAATTTATAATTCTCTCGTGTATTATTATTTCTTGTTGATGACATTTTATATTATATAAAATATATAATATAAAATTTCAATAATAGCATATTGAAATTTTTAGGTATTAATATCTAAAAGTATTGTTTGTATTAATTTATCATAATGATTTTGATAAATGTTATTTGAATTTATTAAATCACATATACAATCATGAAATAAAAAAAATATATCATAGCTAAATAGATACATTATCTTATTACTATTGTTTAATAATGGTAAAGTAATATTATTTAATTGATATAGTATTTGTCTGCCTTTTTCATTATTAATTAATAAATCTTCTATATATTGTATTTTTTTAGAAAGTATACTATCATCCCAAGTTTGTTCCATTTTAAATGCTTGAAGAAATTGAAATTGATACAATAAATCACTTTCTTCTGGGTCGCTAATAGTAAGTAAATTATATGTACATTTAAATAATGAATCGTACATAAATATATTAAAATACTTATTAATTTTAAATACTAATAACATAATATTGTATTTAAATTATATAATCTAAATTAATATTTATTACTTATTAGATTGCTGATAATAATCTTGGTCTCTTATTAAATCTCTAGATGGTAAACCTCCTCTAATCCATCCTTCTGACGCAATACCCTCTACTAGATTTGCAGGATTTGTAACTGTTGCTTTTATAGAGGGTATTAATGGATAATTAGAATATGGTGTATATGATTGTTCGGATAAAGTATTAATACTCTTTCTATTAGTCTCCATATCACCTTGTTGCACTTGTGATTCTAATACACAATTACTTGGTCCTCTACCTAAATAAGGCACGGTAGAAAAGGGACGTTGAAATAAACTAATTTTACATTTTGTTTTAGATAAATCAGCTATAGTAAGTTTTGAATTATAGTCTATATTACATCCATTAATACCTACTTGTTGACTTCCTGTATAAAATACACTGGGTTGATTTGTAGCAAACTCTATAGTTTTAGACATAGGACAATCGCTAGCAAAATTTGTTAATGTATAATTTCCAATATTAGTATCTTGAATTGTTCTTTGGTCTATATAACAACTATCATTTCCAATTCTAGTCATATTTTGAAAAGTGTAATTACTAACATAAGACATTCTTATATATTTATAAAACATATTTTTTTACTAAATTAATTACTATTACTCGTATTTAATTGTTATTTAATATAAATTATATCTAGGATTATTTTTAGAACAAGCGTTGCTATCACCTTCTTTACATGAAGGCATACTGCCATAGCAAAAATCAGCAAACGCTTTTTGGTCATTTGGAATTTGTGTATTTGCTGTTGCATAAAAATTTCGCTGTGACCTATCAAATTCAAATCCATCACCTAAATCTTTAAATAATCGTTTATCTATATTATTATCATTTAATTCATTTGAAATCATTTTTTTAGTAGAATTATCAATTTCTTTTTCAATTAATTCATTATATGCTGGTGCAGCACCAACCCTATTAGGATTATCTGCAATATCTGTTAGTAATACATTCATTAAAGGATTATTTGGAGTAGGTGGTGTAAAATTATTTGTTGAGGAACTACAAAATTTATTGTTATCAAATCCTTCTTTTATAATATTGGTATTTTTAACATTAGAGTGTTTAATATTATAGAGTAATACTATTATTCCTATTGTTATTATTCCTGTAATAACAATTTTAGTACAATGACTTATTAAATATCCTAAAAATGTTAATAATAATATTAATTTAGTAATACTATTTAATTTTTGCTCAAAAGTCATATAGGATTTAGGATATAATTCATAAATGTATTCAGATTTAAATAATATGGTTGGGTCATTTGTCCAAAATGGAATAGTTGTAGTCATTTATATACTCTTTATTTATTATATTATTCATAAATACTTATTTTATATTTTTATTTTTATTCTTATTTTTCTTATTTTTCTTATTTTTATTATTATCATTATTATCATTATTATCATTATTATCATTATTATCATTATTATTTTGGGGTCTTACGCTTTTCTCTGGTTTTTCTCCCATACTAAAAATAAGGTTTTCTATCTCTTGTTCTGAACCACTTGTTAATAATTTAAGAATATTAAATTCATTATCTGAATGAGGCAATGACAACGATGTATTATGTTCTTCATTTGAGCTGGATTTTTCAATAATATTTTGCTGTGCTTGGTTTTTCATTCGCTCCTTCATTTTATTTAGTTTAGTATTGTTTAAGTGAGATGTCTCATTAGTATTATTTTGATTGCCCATACCCATTCCCATTCCCATGCCCATGCCCATTTTACTTAACATACTTTGTATGTCATTCATTCCAGGCATAGTTTGCATTTTCTTTACTATTTCACTAGCTTCTTCTAATAGGTCTGATTCACTAATCTCTCCAGACTTGATTTTTTTATCTAATTTATTTCCAATATTTTGAACTAACCCCATAAGTTTATTAGGATTATTAAACATTTGCTTAAATGCATCATTTATAGAACCACCATTCTCTATATTCATATCCATATTCATTATTCCTGCTGTTTCTTCTGCTATTTCTCTTGCCAATTTACCTAATTTACCATCCATCATTCCACTAATATGTTCATGAATATTTTCAGCATTTGGTAAATCTTCTAAATTTATATTAGAAGCATCATTAATATTTGTATCTGTATCTGTATTTTTATTTGAATTAAATAGAGTTTTCATATTTTCAATGGTTTCTTCTAATTTAGTTTTAAATTCATCATTATTAATAGTTTCAAATAATTTTGCACTATTTCCAAAACAATCTCCATTAGATACATCATTGATAACAGTAAATAAAATTAGTTGCAAGTATTTCCACATTGTTTCTCTCGTTTTTTCTGTTATATCATTTGTTTTCCATAATACAGAAAAATCTATATCTGGTAAAAAATAAGTATTAATATTATCATCATTAAATATTTCAGTATTTTGATATAAAATATCAAAAAATCTTTCTGGAAAAATACTCTTACAATAATTATATACAAATAATAATTCATCTGCATTATTATCTTCACTTGTTAATAATATATTAATATTATCATTTAATGTTGATTTTAGCTCTGGAAAAGTATTTAATAAATCTTTGCAAAAATCAACAACTATTTTTTTAAAATCATTTTTAAAATCTTTTTGTTGCGTATTATTATTATTTTCATTCATTATATATTTTATTATATATAATGATTTTTTAAATCATACTTAAATATAAATATAAATACAGATAATATTAATTATATAATTCCGATAATTTTGTTAAATTTTGCATATATTTAATACATTTTTGTTGATTTTCTAATCCCATATTTTTAATAGGTTCTCTTAATGCATCTATTTTACTAATAATACTAGATGATGTATCCATTTGAGATAAATCCGTATTATAATCTTTTTCAATAAAAAAAGATATATCACCCATCATAATCTCTGATTTATAATTTACATTTATGTATTCTTTCCATATTTTTATAATTAATTTTGGGTTTGCTTTGCGAATTCCTATGAGAGAATTTTTTAATGTTAAAATTATAGGATCTTCTGGAAAAACTTGCTGTATATCACTTACAAAATCTATAAAATGTTCGTTAAAACTTTTTAGTATAGTAGAATTATCCATTATATATATTATAATTATTAACCTTTTTAAATATAAATTTAAAATATCTATATTATTTAAAATATTAATAAATAATAAGTGCTATTTTATATGGTATAAAAACAGATTCATTTAAAAATATCTTTGGTTATTATGGCACACAAATATTTGAAGTTTGTTTATTTGTTACTATAATTATTATTGCAAAACCTTTACTTAAATATTTACATAAATATTTACATAAATAAATCACAAAATTATTTTGGAATATTATTTCTAGATTGTTGTAATTTTTCAACAGATGTTTGTCCTATTTTATCAGGAACATAATTATCTGGCGGAGTATTCATCTTATCATGTGAATCTAATGTTGCATAATGATACATTTGTCTCAGTCCTCCATCTCCTTTAGTAGATAGAGAATCGTTTGATTGATCTAGATAGCTATAATTATCTGATATTACTCCATATGCACCATAATTAAAACCATATGCACTAGGTTCTCCATTAGAATTTGTAGCAATCATTGTAATTTCTTCTTCTTGTGGTTTTAAATAATTAATTATATTTTCTTTTCCAACAACAACATTATGTCCTTTAGATAATAATAATATAGCAGGTACTTTATGAATTGTTGGAGGGAGTATAATCTCTTGTTTATTTTCTAATATTAAATAAATTGTACCATCTTGTTTTTTTATTCTGTTATCTATGCATAAATAATGTATATCTTCTTTAATTTTAGTTTTAGATAAAATTTGAAGTAAATATTTACAATTATCGCAATAATTACTATAATATAATACAGAACTCATTTATATATGTGAGTGATTTTTTGAATTCATTTTTTAACTTATAATTAATTTAATATAATTTAAAATTGATTTATAAATATTGTCATATTAATATATTATAAAATGGCAACACATATTAGTAATTTATCTGAAGATGACGGAATTATGAAATTTACATTAGATAATGTAAATGTAAGTATAGTAAACGCTATTAGAAGAATTATTTTAAGCGAAATTGATTGTATTATTTTTAGAACAACACCACATTCTGAAAATAAAGCAACTATACATATAAATACTACACGCTTTAATAATGAAATAATTAAACAACGCTTAAGTTGTATTCCTATACATATTGATGATATTAATATTCCATATACTGAATTATTATTAGAATTAGATGAAATTAATAATAGTGATATTGTTAAAGTTATAACAAGTGAAGATTTTAAAATAAAAAATTTATCAACAGATAAATATTTATCAAAAGAAGAATTGCAATCTATATTTCCACCTAATAATATTTCAGGAGATTATATTGATTTTATAAGATTACGTCCTAAATTTTCAGATGATATTAATGGAGAACAAATTAAAATGGAATGTTTATTTAGTATTGGAAAAGCAAAAGAAGACGGTTCATTTAATGTAGTGTCATGTTGTGCTTATGGAAATACACCTGATCCTCAGCTAATTTCTGAAAAAAAACATATATATGAAGAAAAATTAATATCCGAACAAATGTCTGCAGAAGACATTGAATATAATCTAAAAGACTGGGATAATCTAGAAGCACATCGATATTTTATTCAAAATAGTTATGACTTTATTATACAAAGTGTAGGCATATATAATAATAAAGTATTAGTTAAAAAAGCGTGCGATTTGATGATTTTTAAAATTAATACATTTAAAGAAGCCATACAGAAAAAACCCGAATTGCTTAGTGAAATAAATAGCACTATTCCAAATTCATATGAAATTATTTTAGAGAATGAAGATTACACTCTTGGAAAAGTAATTGAATATATATTATATGATAAACATTATAATAATGACCACACATTACTATTTTGTGGATTTAGAAAACCACATCCACATATAAATATTAGTCTTATAAGGATTTCATTTAAAGATGCTACAAATATGCCTACTATTTTAACTATAATTAATAATTGCGCAGATGATGCTATTAATATATTTAATCATATTAAACAATTGTTCAATTAGTTATACAATAATAATAATAATAATAATAATAATAATACAATATACTGATATTATTCAATTAGTAATATATATATAATATATTATGTATATTATATATAATATGACAGTAATTAATAATATTGAAATAGATGATATAGATTATAAAATTAATGATATAAAATATGCTATATCAAATAATGAACCTATTGAAGAAAAATTAAATGTAATTATTGTTATTTCTAATCCATTTTTATATGCCAAACGATATATATTATGCAAAGAATTTATAAAAAGAATAGAAGAGGAAGAAGAATATGTTAATTTATTTATAGTTGAAATGATATATCCTAATCAAAAATTTATTATTACAAATAAATTTAATAAAAATCATTTACAATTACAAACATTTACACCTTTATGGCATAAAGAAAATATGGTTAATTTAGGAGTTAAATATTTATTGCCTAAAAATTATAAATCATTTGCTTGGATTGATGCGGATATTCAATTTGAAAATAATTGTTGGGCATTAGATACTTTAAAAATATTAAATGGATGTAAAGATATAGTTCAAATTTTTAGTCATTGTGTTGATTTAGATAATAATAAAAATAATTTAAATATTTTTAATGGATTTGGATATAGTTTTAATAAATGTAAAAAATATACATCAAAAGGATTAGATTATTGGCATCCAGGATATGCATGGGCGATTACCCGTAGAGCATATGAAAAAATAGGCGGGTTATACGATAAGGGTATATTAGGCTCTGGTGATAATATAATTGCATTAGCTTTAATTAATAAATGTATTAATATTAATAATATTAATTATAGTGATGATTATAATAATAGTATTTTAGAATATCAAAAAAAAGTGCATAGTTTACGCTTAGGATATACTCCAGGTGTTATACGTCATTCATATCATGGTTCAAAATATAATCGTAAATATACCGAAAGATGGAAAATATTAATGAAATATAATTATTCTCCATTAATAGATATTATATATGATGATATAGGTATAATAACCCCTACTATTCATTTTTCAAATGAATTCAAAAATGAAATATTAAATTATTTTAAAGAACGAAAAGAAGATGATTAATTGAGCTCCATTACATCAGGACAATCCTCTATTTTTAAATTCACTATATTAGGAAACTCTTGAGTATTTATATTAACAAAATCTATTTCTAAAGGAGAATCTGCAACAATCTTATATTTTATATTTCTATTATCATAATTTAAAATATACATTTGATATGATGGATGCTGACTTGATATATATTGTTTAATATGAATTTTTTGTAATTTCATTTTATTTGGTCGCAATACTAATAAATATATTCTATGCAATTCATAAATAATTTTTTTATATTTATATGGAATAGTATTTGTATTTTGTTCTTTAGTAATATGACATGATATATAATATTGATAACATTCAGTTACATATTTATAAATTATATTATTGTATAATTTAAAGCGGTCAGTATGTTCTGGAAAATATGAAAGATATTCCTTAACTTTTTCTTCTTTTCTTAATACTAGGTAATGATATTGCAATTTAGGTTGATTGCCTCTAAGGATGCGAATTTTTTCATATGTTGGATTTCTAATTTTACTTCTTTCTCCATTTAAAGAATAAAGCATTACACCAACACTTGAGTAATTGCATTCAGTATCATATTTATTTTGCAATTCTGAAAATGAATTAAACCAATGTATTTCTGGAATAGAAATAATGCATTTATCTGCAATAGTTTTTAGATAATCAAATTTATTTACTTCATAAATATTAAAATTTTCAATTTTATATAATTTTACTAAATATAGTTTTTTTTCAAAAATATTTGAAACAATACGATTATTTGGATGTTGTAATACAAAAGAATAACAATAATTTATATTTAATATATCAAAATCTAAACCAATATGTTCACATACATCTAAAAACATTTTGCGAAAGGTTGTATTATTATTTTCATCTAAAAAGAAGATAACTTCACCGCCGATAGTATTTTTTGTAGAAATTTCCCAATCACCTTCATTATAGAACATATTGATCATCGTTCCTTCAATATATTCTTCTGCTATGCAACTTCTTGGATCATAATACTTAATAAATTCATCATATTTTAATGATTTAGGTGGTGCAAATGAAACAATCTTATTTTCATTATTTAAAATAACCGATCTAAATAATCCTAATGTTCTTATTTTATAAGAATTAATTAAACAGGGTTTTTCATATCGTATAATTTTATATTTTTTATTTTTATATTCACGATTAACAATATTTAAATCAAATTGATCGCGCCAAATATCCGATGCTGTATTTTTACTATATAATGATGTAATATCAGCATCATATAATTTCTGTAAATTATATGTTATAGCAATAGACATAATAAAGATATTATATATTAGTTATTTAATATCTTTAACTCATTTTTATAATATATTTCCACTAAAAATTTTATTTAGTATTAGTATAATTAATAATACTTATTAAATACTTATAAAAACTTCTAATATATAATATAAGGTGAATGTCTGATAAAAAACAGGAAACTGGTTCTATTAATATTCAATTAGGTGATATAATTCAAATAATATCAGCACCTCAAGATATAATTAATAATAATTTTTTTTGGGTAATTTATATAGATGATAAAGTAATTGATACTATTTTTATTGATCAAGATAAAAAATATTCTATTAAGATTAAAGAAAATGGAACACTTCAAAATGAATCTATAATAGGAATAAATATTGTGAGTCGTTCTGATTACACAGGATATGCAATGCAAAATAATCTTAATATTAATACATGGATTGATATTTATTTTAATGCAGATGTACCATTTATAGTGACTGCATTAATTACTAATTTAGAAGAAGATATGATTGAACTTAAAGATTATAAAACAAATGATATTTTTTATATAGATTTTGCATATAAAGGTGTCCCTAAAAATTTACCTATTGAAAAAATATTAATTCGCAATAAACCACAAGATATTAAAGAAGCGTCTAATATATATAATGAGGGTCAAGAAGAAGATGGTGAAGAAGGTGAAGATGGTGAAGAAGGTGAAGAAGAACAAGAAGAGGGTGAAGAAGAACAAGAAGAGGGTGACGAAGAAAAAAAAGAAGAAGAACAAGAAGAAGAAGAAGAAGAAGAAGATGTGGAAGATGAAGCAGGTGAAGAAAGTAATGAATCAGAAGAAATTGTTTTGATTGCTAAAAATAAAAAATCACAAACAACCAGTAAACAATTAAGAGATGAAATTATAATAGATGCAGACCAAATTATATTTGGAAAAGAAATAGATGAAATTACTCAATTAGTAGATGTATCTGAAAAAGAAATAAGATTTAGTTTAGATCAGCAACGAAATGATTTATTGGATGACCTTATGGCATCTATTCCATCATCACAGAGAACCACAAGTGTATTAAATAATATACATAAAATAATTGAACGATTTGAACAATTAAGAAGCGAATTTTCTAAGTTTGATAAATATGGAAATATACAAATGCCAGAAATTCAAGGAGCATCATATAAACCAATAGTTGAAGTTTTACACAATTTAAATAAAAAACTGCACTGGATTATACCTATTGGTATAAATAAGCGAAATATAAATGTTGTATATAGTAATGGATTAGATGAATCTGAATTAAATGAAGATATTAATTTTACAGAATATGGAGATGAAATAACATCAGATAATATAATTTTAGAACAATTTAAACCACTATTAGAAAATTATAAAAGTACTATATCAGAAGGTAGTATTGAAAATAGATATAAAAATTTATTAAATAATATTAGCAATGTATTAAGTCCTTTTGTTAATCCTGAAAATATGGATACATTTATTGATAATAAACGAGTTAATGACAATTTTAATGTAGTGTTAAATAATCTTGATAATTTTGAGACATCTATTGTAAAAGTAGAAAAAGTAGAAAAAGAAATGGAAGGCAGTTTATTTAAAAAGAAGTTTTTTATGCAAACATATAATGTTGGATTATCATCATTAGATACGAGTGTTATAAATTATAAAACTTTTCCTAAAAGAATTAATGCAACACCAAATGATAATTTAGTAATTAGGGGATTTATTACTCTTCCTGAATCAGTTGTTCGTTTCTCTCATATTGATTTACCAGGAACAAATATATTTGAAAAAGCAAATTTAAATATCACAACTTTTAGTTATTGGCAATTATTAAAAAAACAAACACATATACATACAACCATAATAGATGATCTTGATGTGCCTATAGAAATGGATGAACACAATTATTTATCTAATATAAAAGAATATATTTTAAGTGATTCTATAACAGACCCTAATAAATATCAAAAGTTTTTAAAATGTATTATACCCAAAACGCGCGTTTTATTTAATCTTATAAAAAAATATACTACAGGTAATTTATCTTTATATGAAATAGTCAAATATTTAGAACCATTTATGATATACAATAAAGATTTGTCATTTAAACAATATAGTGATATTGTTAGTTTTATTGATGAAAAAATATTAAATTTTAAACAAAAATATGCAGAGACAACAAAGCTTTTCAATAAAGCATATTTCAAACCGAATGAAGCATATAAATATAGTTCATTTATAAATAATATTTATAATAATGATGATACATATGAAAAAGAGATGGAAGATTTTTATGACATCAATAGTGATGATGATACACATTTTACACAAATAGAAATTTTGCAAAAAATACTTATGCATGATTATGGAATTATGTTAGGCACAATGGTTATTAAACATAATATAAATTTAATAATTCCAGATTTAATTAATGCTATGGATAAAGCATATGATGATATAATAGAGACAACACAGCAATTATCTGCAGATAATATTTGTGCAAAATATATAATTTCAAAAAAATATACCACATTAGAAGATTTAGAAAATGATAATAATAAAATTATCTATTTTGATAAAATTTATGATATAACTAATTATGATTTTTTAGATAAATATGAAGATGAGCGAGATGATATGGATGATTATGCATTTGTAAATTTTATCAAAGAAGAACTAATTGAAGTTTCAAAATTATCTGAAGATATTGCATTATATGAAGCCACATCAATGATTGATGGAAGGAAAAAAATACGTGATGGAGATTATGCTCTTTTTAAATCTTCTGAAAATGGTGAAGTGTTATTTTTTAAGAGAATAAATAATATATGGACAACGAATGCTCAAGATAATGATATAAAGATTAATCAATATACGAGCAAATCTTTTTGCAATTTACAAAAAGATAATTGCTTACTTGCAGATAATTATAAATGCAACGATATGTTATTATCTTCTGCTCTTGAAGATGAAATATTATTAAAACAAGTATATAAAGAGGCAGGATCTAAAGTGGATAAAGACAAAGATGATATTATTAATATTATTGATTTATTAATACGCAAATATACAGCAAACAATTATATTTTAGAAAAGTTTAAACTAAAAAAAAATGCAAAGTATAATAAACAGCAGTATAATATTGGATTAACGATAACAGCATCAGATATTAAACGCTCACCATATTCAAAATTGAGAGATTTAATCTTAGGTCAATCTGATTTTGTAAAAAAACAAAATGATATTCAAAAATTTGCTAATAAATTTACAACGGATGTGAAAATATATAATGAAGATAATAAAATAGAAAAAGATAGCGATAAAGATAAAGAAGAAAATAAATACTGGCTATTTTGTAAAAAAACAAATGTTAAATTATTACCTATATTTTTATTGCGATTAGCCGATATATTTATATCAAAGGGTAATTATTTTAATGAAGTAGAAAAAATATGTAAGGAACAGGGAGCATTAAGCGACGATCAAGATAAATGGGTAGATAAATTTAGCGGATATCCAATATGTAATAGAGAGTTTGATACTGAAGAAGGGTATAGCGCAGATGGGTTTAAAATAAATACACGAGACCTATTAAATGAATATGCAAGTGATAAAATATTTCAAATAAATGAAAAAACTGATAAAGTTATGAATACCGAAAGCAAAATGATATTCAATATTATTACTGCATTAACAACATTTATGGGAATTAATATAGATAATAATATTAATTTTATAATAGCAAAAACATTAAACTTAATTGAAAATACTATACCAAATAAAGCTGTATATGAAGAACAAATAAGAGAGATGCAATCCAAAGGAAAAAATAAAAAATTTCCTAATTATGAAGATTATTATAATTCGGTATTATTACATATAACAATCTCATATATATTAATTGAAATACTTACATCAATTCCATCAATTAAATCTAAAAAAAATTATCCCGGATGTATTAAATCTTTCGTTGGTTATCCAGTTAATGATAATAATGATAAATCTGCTCTAAATTATGTGGCTTGTATTGTATATAAAATAAAAAGTTCTATTAAACCTTGGAATAGCATAGCAAAAAATAATCAAAAAAATATTTCTGAAAAAATGATTAATTTTATTGATAAATTTATATTATTAGAAGATGATATACAAGAAAAAATTAAAGCTAAAATTGAGTATAATATTTTAAATAAAGAGATAGTAGAAGAAATTCCATTAGAACATTCTATCAAAAAATGGGAACAATTTCTTCCAGTATTACATACTTTAATTATACAACCTCCTATAAATATTACACAAGAATTCAACCTATCATTTAAAGAACATTTGAAAAAAAATAATAAAAAACAAGATGAAGATATTGAAGTAATACGTTCTAAAATTAATAATTATTCATTTGCTATACAAAATTTAATACAAAGTGTAATTGAAAAAGAAATTCCTATATTAAAATCTGCATCTATGGAGTTTTTTTTAGAAAATTCATGTTGTAATTCGGATTCAAATAATTTAATTGCTATTGATTATTTTAATAATAAAGAAACTAATTTATTGGTATATAATAATATTGTTAAAGATTTAAATGATATTATAAAAGATGTTAAACATTATACAGAAGCATCTATTTTATTTGATCCAAGAAATCATAAAATAAGACCCAATATAATAGATAATACTTTTACAGAAGATACAATATATAATGCATTTATTTCATATTGCATGTTTAATAATAAAACACCAATTAAAGAAGAATTGCAAAATATTTGTTTAGAAAAACCAGAATTATTTAATAACAATATTAGTTTAACAGATAAAATAAAATTTTTAAAACAAAATAATAAAAATTATACACTTGAAGAATTTAATAGTTTAATAAATGCTATTAATAGTGCAAATATTATAAAATTAAATATTAATGATGATATTTTTTCATATAATACTATACTTAAAAAAATAATAGAAGATAACAATGATAATCCTGCACTAAATGCATTATTAAATAAAACACTCTATAATTACGGAATTAAACTAACAGAATCACCAAAAGAAATGGAAGACCTTAAAAATTATCTTAATAGAGAAAATATCACATTGGGTACTAAATTAATAACATTTTTAAGAAGAAATTCATCTCTCAAAACATCTAAAATAAAAGTTATTATAGATACAATTAATAATATATTAATATTTGATAAAGAACGTGATATATTATTGTCAGATGATGATATAACAACATATAAAATTATAAACTTTATTAAAAAAATATTGAGAACGACACTTAATGTTTTTCCAAATATTATTTTAAATAATATAGACCATACAGATATTACAATATCTGATAAAACATTGTCAGATACACATAAATCAGATATAAAAAAAATAATAGCAAAATATTATGAACAATTGCCACAATTTTATGGTGATAATGATATAAGTATAATATTAAAAGCAATGTTATCTACAAATAATAATATTTATAATATGATTACAAATATACCATTTTTTTCTTCTATATTTAGAGGCGATATGGAATATTTTTCTATATTTGATAAAGATATGGTATTGCTATTATGTAAATACTATTTATTGTTAACATTTTCTAAATACATAGATATTAGCACAGATGACAAAATTATATTTAAAAAATTGGATGAAGATGAAGATGAATATAATATGGATGAAAGTATTACAACAAGTGAAAATATAGAATTACAAAATGCAGGAGGTATTGATGAGGTAAATTTAACTTTGGGAAATAGAATTAATATATCTAAAAAAATATGCAATTTAATTACAATATATATAGAAATTATTGCGGATAATAAAAAGACAATAGACTATAACTATGATAGTATAATGTATAAGGTATTGCGTTCAAAAGAAAAAGAAAAAGATAATATGACATCGGACCTTGGAAAATTAAGCATAGAAGAGCGACAAGTTGAAACTTTATTAAAAGCACATAAATTAGGAAACTGGGGAATAGGTTTACAAAAAGGACTTACAAGATATGTTAAAGATACATATGATAAAGAGAGAATTGATATGGAAAAGAGACAAATAGCAAATATTAAACAACAAAATAATAAAGATATCATTGAAATGAAGACAGAAATATATGGCAATGGAGGAGAAAGTAATACTACAGAAGAAAATATGGAAGAATTTGATGTGGCTGATCAAGAGGTAGATGAAGATGGAGAAGAGTATAATGATGGTGAAAATGATAATAAGGGTGGATATTATAACGCTTTTTCAGATTTAGATGATAATTAAACATTTGTATGTTCTCGTTTATTAATATAATAATTTAATAAAATATTATATTATATGACAAACAATTGCATAATATGACATAAATGATTTGTGAGTTCTAATATAATATGTAATTTCAGTAATATATGAATATTAATAAAAATACGAATAGATTGATTTACCGAACAAAATATTAATAATAATAATAATTAAATATTTCTAGATATTTTAATATCTAATCATATTATCTTTATTTTTTAATTTTTTTTTATAATTTTCTGTATTATCACTAATATTAGTTTTTATATAAATATTACTTGTAATATTAGTATTAGATGTGTCATTGGTATTGGTATTGGTATTAGTATTAGATATGTCATTGACATTGGTATTAGTATTAGATAAGTCATTGACATTGGTATTAATATTAGATATGTCATTGACATTGGTATTAGTATTAGTATTAGTATTAGTATTAGTATTAGTATTAGTATTAGTATTAGTATTAGTATTAGTATTAGTATTAGTATTAGTATTAGTATTAGTATTAGTATTAGATGTGTCCGTTGTAATAAATTCATCGGTTATATTTGATGTGTAATTTGTATTAGTATTGGTTATATTTTGCATAGATGTTTTATTAATATATGGTATATTATTCATACTATTAAAATTTATTTCACTTTTAGTTCGAATATTTTCAATTATAACATCAATCTCAGATTGAATCAATTTATCATATGAATATGTTTGTTTTAAATTTGTTAATCCATTAATAGAATTTTTGAGATCATTATTTAAACGAGATAAACTATGTAAATTTTCTAATGTATTATCTTTTATTAATTTTTCAGTAAATTCAAATGCTTTATTAAGAATAATATTAATAAAAATGATGTTATTACTACGAGTATTTCCCGATAACCATCTAGAAATAAATTGAAAATAACTAGTATCTATATTTATGTATTTTCCATTTCGATAAAGTTTATTGCCTATCTCAATTTTAGATATTAATATAAGATTAACTAGTATATCTTCTAGTGTAAATTGAACATTTGATATATCATTATTATTGGTATCATTATTATTGGTATCATTATTATCATTATTATCATTATTATCATTATTATCATTATCTTGCACTATATTATTTTTTGTTTCATTAAAATTCATTTCGCTATTTATAATTTTTATATTATTCATTAATATATTATAATATATTAATTAATTTTTATATTATTCGCTAATATATTAATTAATTAAGTTAAATAAATTAAGATATAATAAAGTTTAATTAATATATTAATTAAACATGACAAAGTAATAGGTTTTTATAGTAATGGTCATTTAAATGAGAGAGGAACATCTACAATATTTAATATTCAACCACACTGATACAAATATGCATCTGTTTCCAAATATTTATCAAAAAATATAATAATAGTATGGATTATATAGATGTATTTGGGATGATGGAATATATATTATAATAATGTATTTGGATTACTTTGGATTTTTAATAATATACGGGATAGTATTAAATCTAGAGATGATTGGAATTTTTTTACACTTTTTAATATTTTAAACACTCATTATCTACCAGTCCAATATTTTATTATTGGTAAATACCTATAGTAATCAGTTTCATTAAAAGGTATACCCCAATGGCAATATCTATGTATATTACCTAATAATGTTGTTTCCTTCTTTCTTTCTTTTTGTAATAAACAAGCAATTACTCTCTCAAAACTACAACGATTGTATCTATTTAATACATAATCTAATAATTTGCTAATGTCGTATTTATTATTAATGTAAGTTAAATAATCGTGTGTAATTATAGTCATGCATCCAAAACAACCTTTCCATAAATGTTTGTTTTCATAAAATCTCTTCAATTCTAAATCATTAAAAATATTTATCATTCTTGTTTCATCTTCTATTTGATCACACATATGTTCAAATTCCCATAAAAATTTATAATTTTCTACACGCATATCTATATATGTATTTACAATTATAGAATCATGAATTATTACAGCAATATCAAATAGTTTATTATGTAAATAGTAATAATAAGGCAATAATTCACCTCTTTTATGATATTCGCTATTTATAACGGTAGTTTTATAAAAAGTTTCTTCTGTTATATATTGATAATTACTATTATCATCTATGATAAGAATGTCATTTTCTGGATAATATTGTCTAATAGAATTAACACATTTAATCCAATATTTATTTGTTAATTTATTATTTAAATGTCTTTATATAATAAATACAATTGTCTGAGTCAATATATATATATATATATATATATATATATATATATATATATATATATATATATATATAACGCAAACGATGTAAAATATATATAAACATTTCTGTTAATTTATAATAGGCGTTTGAAATGTAAAAAAGTGTAAAGAATATACACCAGAAAATGTAGTGGTTAAATGTATGAAAGTATTTAAATTATAATATTTAACATAAAATATTAGATATAGACATATAGCATTTTTTTATGTTAAATATTTAATAAATTTAATAATAAAAAAAACTAACATTAGTATATACATATGATTTCTCATCAATTTATTAAAAGTAATATTACGATGATTTCTATTACTATTTATATAACATTATATTGCATAATAATATATATTAAACCTTCTTTTTTATACAATAAAAATGGAACTTTGAGAGAATTTGGTATTGGAACAAAAAACCATACAGTAATACCTGCATGGTTGTTAGCTATTCTAATCTCAATTTTTTCTTATTTCTGTGTATTATATTATTTGAATTATGATAAAATAATTGATTAATATATTTATTCATATGATGAATAAATTCGTGGTTCTGTATTAGAAGTTTTATTATTTATATCATTTTTATTAGCATTTTCATTATTAATATATTCAGTATTTTGTTTAATCATATCTGAACTAGTTTTATTGCAACCATTATTCATAATATAATTATAGCTTACAGATGTTATTAATGCACCTGTTAATATATACCAAATATAAATAGCAATATTAGTTTTTAAATTAATAAACCATAATAATTTACTTTTGATATCATTATTATCTTTGATGGATGATTTTAATAATTTAGCATCAGCCATTTGAGACCAAAAGGTTTCAATATTTTCAGATGTTATTTCATTTAATAATAGAGATTTATTTCCATATATATGTTCTAAAGCTTCAGATGCGGCTGCATTTATTGAACTATCTGTATCTGTTTTAATAATTTTAGGATTTAAAATATCACTGAAGAAAATTTCAATGCCTGCCAATTTAGCAAATAAATACCCAAAAGTATTTGAAAATGGACTTAACCATCCAGGAAATACCATAAGCATAACATTAAGTAAACCAAATATTACACCCCATGGTATTATAGTGACAGATAAAGCACTGATATATTGATTAACGCCACACAATTGGTTTGTGATAGTTAAATTTATATAAAATTGCCCTATTAACAATAATAATATATAAATTATTGACCACATTTTAATTTCTTTATCATCTTTAGAATATATTTTAAATCCAAAATATCCAGTAGTTATTATAAAAAAATAAAATAACCCAGATAGAGCATTAGTTGTTTTAGAAATAGATGAATCTGTCATTATAATATAATATGAATAATTTTTTTTCTTAAAATAAAAGTATTAATTATGGAATATTCAAAACCTTATTTAATTGAGCCTGGTGCAAAATATTTTATAGAGGGAACACTTAAACAATGTAGGGAAGTTAAAGATAAATATATAACCATCATATTTAATATTAGTATGTTTATATTACTTTGCACTCTTTTAGCATGTATTTTAATGTATAGATATAAAGGAAAATTAACAAAAGAGGAAAATGAAATTATAAATATAAAAAAACAAGAATATATTATATCTAAATTACAGCAGTTAAATAATAGCAAAATTAATAATAATGAAAATAAAATAACTAATTTACCACAATGGAATTAATATTATTTATAAAAATAATTATACCTACTATAAAATATAGCATTAACTTATATGAATAATTATGACAAAAAAGTATATGATGCAATTGATGATTATTATATATTAAAATCTAAATATGATAATAAAAATACAAAGCTTAAAGCTATGTTAATATCCAATGAAAAATTAAGTATGAAAAATAAAAGACTTAAATATGTAAAAAAATGTATTGCATGCAATCAATTGGGAGGAACTCTATTTACTAGAACCAATAAAACTTTATTTGCAAAATGCAATGCATCTAACCCATGCAAATTAGATATTGAAATTTTTTTAGGTCTATATAATTCAAGTGAATTAGTGTTAGAACAATATAAAAAAAATATTGAAAATATAAAACTAGATGTTATTGAAACAAAACTTGAATTATTATTTAATTATATTAATGAAAAAAAAACAATAGAGCGGTTTGAATCATTAAGAGATGAATTAATTATAGAAAATAATAAATATACAAATCTTTTAAAAGATTTGTCCAATGTAATTTATAATACAAATGATAAAACAGAAATATTAGAATCACAGCAAATATTATATGAAGAAATAGAAAATATTAAGACGCTTATATTTAATTATAAAACAACACAAGATATGAGTCATATAAAAGAAGCTACAGAAATATATATTAATACAATATTAGATATTGTTAAAAAAATTAGAGAGTTAAAGTATAAATTTATATTAATTGATATTGAAAAAAAAAAAATAAATAGGAATAAAGCTACAGAGGTATATTCTTTAATGCAATATCCATATTCAATAACAGATATAGAAATAGCACTGGATGATAAACAAGCAAATATAATTAAAAATAACTATTAAATATATAGATATGTTTTTTATTAAATATATATCATTCCCTATTTTTATTATAAGTTTTATAATTGGATTAATATTTATATATATGATGTATGAAAATCGCACAACAATATATGTGTATCCAACACCAGATAATACAGAGACATTATTATTTAAAGACCAAGTAGATAATTGCTATAAATTTAGCAGTTCTGAAACAAAATGTCCTTTTATGCAATCATCTATCCATAAAATACCTATACAAGATGCTCAAACTTTATAAATATATTTAGCTTATAATTTTAAAAAAAATTGAAAGCTTTTGATATAATTATATTATACTATATTCCTCCACTGTTATCATTATCTATAATGAATACTGTCTCTCTTCACAATATAATGAATATTATTGAATATTATGAAACACAAGGATTAACAGAATTTAAAAATGGAGAAATGCGTATGTGGTTTAATAATATTAATATGTATCACAATATAAAAAAAACTATAGGTGAAAATATTATACGCATATGGCAAGAGAAAAAATCTACAGTGCGTCTATTAATTAAACACATTCAAGTATTGCTATTAGTTATACATATTAAAATAAATACTCTAAAAAATAAAAATGGAAGATTTAAATATATTGAAGAAACTGAGGTAATAATGTCTAGTAATATAATAACCCAAATCATTATTGATCCATTGATGATTATAAATAATCCATTGATGATTATAAATAATTATTCTGATATTAAATATAGCAATAATTATTGTGGTGTTATTATTGAACTTGAATAATTGTATATTTTAAAATATTAAATGCAATAATACTTTTTTATTTAATATTTAATATTTACTTTATAATATTATACTATATTATGTATATAAACAGATTTTTACACTCAAAAAATGGAAAAATAATATTATCAATTATATTAGGTGTAGGATTTTCATCTGTTTTTAGAAAAATTTGTAAAAATAAAGAATGTCTTATATTTAAAGGTCCTATATTTAACGATATTAAAGAAAAAATTTTCGGATTTAATGATAAATGTTATACATTTAAAGAACAAATTGTAAAGTGTGATAACAAAAAAAAAATCATATCTTTTGCGTAAAGCAATAAATTCAAATATTCTTTAGAATATTAAATGACATCATTAGACGCAACTGATATACATTCTCTCCCAATAAATCCTAGTTTAGGAAATGTAGATAATACACCTAATATTATATTACACCAAAATGAAAGGGTTGATAATACTCTTGAGAAAATTACACACAGCAGAGAGAATGAAATAAAAAAATTGGTATTAGGCTCTAATAATTCAAATACTATGCCATCACCATTAGAACAATCAACTATTAATAGTTTAGTTAGTGGTCTCCAACAGGCAAGTGCATCTGGTCTAACAGGATTATCATCTAGAGACATTCCAATGAATACAAATAATATAATACAAGATACGCAATCATCGCCAAATTATATACCAACATCACAAAATAATAATTATATAAATAATAATACTACATCAGATGATATAATAAATAATAATAGAAGACAACAAAATAAACAGCAAACCATAGATGTAATATATGATGAGATGCAAATGCCTATTTTATTGGCTTTTTTATATTTTATATTTCAGTTGCCGATATGCAAAGTATATTTATTAAAAATATTACCATCTGCATTTAATAAAGATGGTAATAATAATCTTAAAGGGTATATAATAAATAGTGTATTATTTGCACTTTCATATTATATTATTAAAAATGGTCTTAATTTTTTAACTAATATATAATAATTAACACATAAGAGGCATAAATCCAAAAAATAATAATGGTATTAATAATAATATTATTATTGGAATCGGCAAATAATTATCATTTGGAAAAGCTCTATAATATGAAATAGAATCATCTGAGTTAAAATTATTTGATACATCATCACTTGATATATCACCAGATTCTTCATCCATTGATTCATTATCCGACGAAGAATTAGTTAAGTTATCGGCATTTAAACCATCATATAATGATGGTATAGTATTATACATTTATAATTATATGTATATTACTAATATTTTCAATTATTTTTAAATCTATTTTTACATAGAATAACTTTAATTAGACTTATATTTTTTTATAAGATTTAGTTTTTGTTTGTGTATTTGATTTCTTAAGAGATCTAGTTTTTGTATTTATACGTGATTTTGCATTTGATGGTTTATTGGATATTTTTTTAGTTGAATATGTTTTTCTTAATATTCCATATTTTTTATTTGATGGAGTATAATTTAAAAACCATTTATCATATTCTAGTGTATTTTTTTTGTTATATAGTTCCTTATATTTAATGCTTTTTTTTTCCATTATACTTTCTTTTGTTTCTTGTTCTCCATAACAATTAGTAGTAAATCTATATACTAATCCTTTTTGAGATAATCTATTTTTTTTTTGAATATTAATTAAATACTCAGCCATACATAAAATCCTATGTATATCATAATGTTTATGTTCTGTATATAAAAATATCAGATAAAATGATAACATTGTATCAATTGATGCTATTTTAATTATTTTATTATGTATCTTTATAGTATTATAACTAATACAAGCCAATGGTTTGTATAAATAAATAATTACATCGTTATCGACCATTACCTCATAATGCTCTGATAATAATGTTCCAATAGCAGGTAATATATTTATTTTTATATTTGTATAATTATTGCGCTCTAATATATCTTTAATATTGTTTGCTATAATATCTGGATTTTCTATTAATACATCAAAATCAGGATATTTATTATAAGGATCTATAGTTTTGTACGTATATTGTTTATATAAATTGCACGCATATCCGCCAAAAAATACCCCACCATTTTCAATTATTATATTTTTTACAATATTATAAATATTTGTTCCCATCTTGTCATTTTCAAAAGAATTTATAAAACTTAATGTATTACATTTTTCTTCTTTAATAGGATACACTTTATTTAAAAGAGATAATCGCAGAAAAATTTTCTCCCATCTAGATACATCGCCTTTTGGTCTAGATAGTTCAAGATACATCGCCATTCGTAAAAAATTTGGTGGCGCATATAATATATTATTTATTTGTATTGATGTTTTTTTTAATTTTAAAAATAATTCTTCATCTAACTGTGTAATATCAGCAATTGGCATAAAATTTACAAAAACTTTATATGTTCCATAATGTTTACCGGCTTTAGCTTCTATATTTGTAAAACCTTTTGTATAATATATATCGGCTAGCTCTTTTGCATCATTTAAAGCATTGGAACTATACATATCATAATCTGGGATTTCTACATTTTTATTATAAAATTGGTATTTAAAAGGTAATAAATTATTAACTGCTGTTCCTCCATATGATATCAATTTTTTTTCTTTAATAAATTGTTCCATAATAATAATAATTTTTTTTATAATAGGAGTACCTATTCGTTTTTTTCCAACGTTTATTTCTATTTTTTTTATATTTTTACGCAATAATTCAACTTCTTTATTTTCAATAGTTTTAGCACAATTCATTTATATATTATAGAATAAATTTATTTTTACATATTAAAATTATAATAATCCTCTGATATTTTTCGTGTTTCATATGATAATTCAGGTTTTTGTGGAGGAGGTATTGGTATAACAATAGGAATAAATCTTAATGATTCTGGTTTTAATATATAAGCATACCCTGCATTATTAAATAATTCTGTATAATACTTCATATATGTATCTACATTTTGGAAAGACATTGCAACTAATTGACATCCATATTTCATTACTAAGGCAGCAGAATAATTTGTAGCTTTATAAGATAAATCTGGTATAATAATACTCATATTTTTTTTATTAAAATCAATTACTTCATTCATATCTTGAACATTTTTTATTTTACTATATGTATAATTTCGCATAAATATTGCACCAGATGCAATATTTACATATTCATCTAATTTAGTTTGTTCATATAGTGGGTTAGTCCTATCTACTATTATTATTATTTTGCCTACAAATAATTCAATAGACATAGATCCCAAATTATTTCCATTATTTTCATAACTAAATTCTTTACTTAATAGTCTGCTTCCTAATGTATTATATAATACATTAGCCATAATATCATATATTTTTGTATTGTTACTCATTATTCTAAAATTTAATAATAAAGGATCATTAGGATTAGGGCATGTTCCACCAGAAAAAGCATAATTAGATATAACGCTCATAGCATCACTAAATTCTATACTATTATATGTTTCTTTTGTATAATAATCAGAAACAGATGATGTAGAAATGACAGGGTTATCATTTAATGAATATATTCCGAAATCTAAACATCTTGCTCCTTGTTTTATTACATTTTTTAAAGCACATATATTTACATAATCAGATTTAAAATTTCCAGCAGAACATGAATTATATGATGTTTTAATATAATAATCTCTCAAATTAAATTTAAATAAATCTAATGATGTATTGATAGAACTTATTTTTGGAAATGATTTATATGAGTTATCCATTTTATCACAATTTTTATTATTTAAATGAGAGATTTTATAAATTGATATTAATATACCAAATATAATAACAATCATAATAGATATAATAATAACCTTAACTAAATATGTTTTATTTTTTAATAAATTTAAAGTTTTTTCATTAATATTTTTAATTAAATCACTCATACTTATAATAATACATTATTTTATATTTATTAATATAAAATAGTTAAATAATATTGCTATAATATATTAATGCCAGGTGGATTATTAAATATCGTTGCTTATGGACAACAAAATATAATATTAAATGGTAATCCTTCTAAAACTTTTTTTAAATGTGTATATTCTAAATATACTAATTTTGGACTACAAAAATTTAGGATTGATTTTGAAGGACAGCGAAATATGAGATTAAATGAAGAATCAAAATTTAGTTTTAAAATTCCAAGATATGCTGATTTATTAATGGATACATATTTAATTATTCAATTGCCAAATATATGGAGTCCTATTTATCCACCTCAGGCAATAGACACATCAGGACATCTTAATAGTGAATGGGTTGAATATGGATTTAAATGGATTAAAAATATAGGAACACAAATAATTAAAGAGATACAAATATCTATTGGTGGACAAGTATTAAGTAAATTTTCAGGTCAATATTTATATAATTTAGTTGAGAGAGATTTTAGTGATGTAAAAAAAGATTTATATTATAAAATGACGGGAAATATAACCGAATTAAATGACCCTGCAAGATTCGGTCAAAATTCTATTGGTGATGGAAAATATCCAAATGCTTATTATACAGGAATATCAACGGCGCGTCATATATTGGGACCAGAACCTTCTATTAGGGGAAGACAATTATTTATTCCGATAAATGCATGGTTTTCATTAAATAGTAAGATGGCTTTTCCACTTGTTGCTTTACAATACAATCAATTAGTAATTGATGTAACACTTCGCCCAGTCCAAGAATTATTTGTTATACGAGATATTGGTAATATTAGTAATGCGGAACCAAATACACCTCCATATGTTCAACCTAATTTTAATAATCCTCTCCAAGGATTTTATAGATTTTTACAACCTCCACCTGATACACAATTAAATTTTGATTCATATACAGATACGCGAACCAATTGGAATGCCGATGTTCATCTTATTTCCACATATGCATTTTTATCTGAAATAGAAGTGAAATCATTTGCTTTAAATGAACAAAATTATTTAATAAAAGATGTTCATGAATATAAGTTTTTTAATGTTACTGGTAATAAAAAAGTTAAATTAGATACTCTTGGTATGATTTCAAATTGGACATGGTTTTTTCAGAGAAATGATTCATATATGAGAAATGAGTGGAGTAATTATAGTAATTGGCCATATGATTATCAACCATATCCTCCAAATGATGGATTTAATGCAATAGAAACAGCAATTAATCCATTAAATCCTCCAACATTAATACCTCTATCTAGTGGTAATCCTATAACACCATACAATAATCCTTATGCATCGGGCGATACACCACTAGTAACAGGATTTTTCATAACTGATTTTTATAATCCTCAAAATGAAAAAAATATATTGCAATCACTTGGAATATTATTAGATGGAAAATATAGAGAAAATATTTTTTCTGCTGGTGTATATAATTATATAGAAAAATATACAAGAACATCTGGAAATGGACCAGATGGATTATATTGTTATAATTTTTGTTTAAATACAAACCCATTTGATTTTCAACCAAATGGTGCTATTAATATGAGCAAATTTAAAACTATTGAATTTGAATTTAGCACTATTCAACCTGTATTAGATCCAAATGCAAATTTTTATACTATTTGCGATCCTGTTACTGGAACTATTATTGGTGTCAATAAACCTTCTTGGATAATATATGATTATAATTATGATTTAACTATATTTGAAGAGAGGTATAATATCGTGAAATTTATTTCTGGTAATGCTGGATTACAATTTTCAAGATAAAAAAAAAATTATATTAAAATAATAAACTATTTATTGCAGGAATACCACATTCAGTAAATGTTCCAGTAATATTTGGAGTGCATGGATACTCATTTACATATTTTAATTTGTATGAATGATTAGTATCATATATTAGACTTAAATCATTCATATTTTCATCAGTTATTAATTTATTTTTTTTATTTTGATTAAATACGCTACATTCATCATCTTTTGCAGAAGGATGTAATAATTTAGCATTAGTTGTATTATTTTTATTAGATGGTGACGATAAAAATTTATCTTTCTCAACATCAAATCCTATACACGGCACTGGAAAATTAACTTTGCCACATCCTTCACAACACCCTTTATATTTGCATTTATTTTCTAATGCACTAGAACATACATAATTACATCGTTTATAACAAGAACCATCATTATTTTTAAATATAGACATTTCACAATCATCTGTAATTTCTGTAGGTTTTTTGCAATCATTTGCACATGTAGTATTATTACATACTTTACTATATATTGTGGAATTATTAAATCCATCCTTTATAATTTTTTTTGGTTTAAGTAATAACATTATTAATATAATAAATAAAGACAAATTAATTAAAACTAATAAATTTTCAAAAATATTCATATATACTAATAATTATAAATTAATTTATTTTCAAATATTATAATATAATGAGCAAATCTCTAATAGATAAAAAAAAAAATGAACTAACGAGTGTTATTCATACTTCTGAAATACTAGATCAAGATACAAATACAATTACGGAACAACATATTAAACTAGATTGGAAAGGGTTTTTTAAAAATTTATTACATAATTTTATACTTATTATAATATGGGGGTTTATAGGAGGTAATATGGTTTATTTAATGAATGCTAAATCAGACCAATTAGCAGAATGGTTTCCAACTGATCCTAATAAATTTCCATATAAAGATGTGTTTCCTAATAAAGCATCTTTTCCATATACATTAACTGGTAATTATAGTAAAATGTTTGGTGAATCAGCGAGAGATTCATATATATATAATAGTGATACTATTAAAAAAATGTTTAAATTTTTTAAAGAAAAAAATGCAGATAATTATGTATTTTGCTTTGGATTATTCATTATTATAATATGTATATTATTTACCTGTCCTATTGGATTTTTTACTTCTATAATAGGAGAGTTTAAATCAGCTAAATATGAAGCATTTATATTATTATTTATTTTTGGTATAAGTTTATTATGGCCTATGCTAATAAGTTATGCGCAATTTTTTCAAATTATATATAAGTTAGTAATGCTTCCTATAATTACAGATTTTTCTGCAATTAAAAAAATAGTTGCATCTAAATTGTATTATATGAAAATTGGATTTGGGTTTTTAACAATATTATCCGCTTCTAAATATCTCGACTATATTTCTGCAATCAGTATGGCAGTTGTCTTATTTATTTCTAGAAATAATATTTAAATATCTAAATATAAATAATTATATTATTTATAATAACAATATAAACTAAAAAAAGTATATTGCTATAATGAAAAAAAATAATAAATCAACACTTCCATTTGTAAGTATATGTACTCCAACATTTAATAGACGACCATTTATTAATGCTTTAATTGATTGTTTTAATAATCAAGATTATCCAAAAAATAAAATGGAATGGATTATTATTGATGATGGAACAGATAAAGTAGAAGATTTATTTATAAATATCAAACAAGTTAAATATTATAAATATGATACAAAAATGACACTTGGTAAAAAACGAAATTTAATGCACGAGAAAACAATAGGACAAATAATTATTTATATGGATGATGATGATTATTATCCACCAATGCGAGTATCACACGCTGTTAAAAAATTACAAGATAACCCAAATGCGTTATGTGCCGGTTCAAGTAAAATGTATATATGGTTTAAACATTTAAATCAAATGTGGCAGTTAGGACCATACGGACCTAATCATGCCACTGCCGGAACTTTTGCTTTTAAAAAAGAATTACTTACTAAAACACGATATAATGAAACTGCTTCACTAGCTGAAGAAAAAGAATTCTTGTTAAATTACACAATACCATTTGTTCAACTAGATTCTGAAAAAACTATTTTAATTTTTTCTCATTCACATAATACATTTGATAAAAAAAAAATATTAGAAAATCCACACCCATCCTATTGCAAACCAGTTGCTATGGATGTTGATTATTTTATTAAAAATGAATATTCTAAAGATTTTTATATGAATAAAATAGAAATTTTGCTTAATAAATATGAACAAGGAAAACCAGAAATGAAACCTGATGTTTTAATTCAACTAAAAAATATAGAAGATAAACAAAAATTAATTAAATCTAATGAAAAATTTATAGAATTACCTGGTAATCCACCAACATTTTTAAATTCTCAAGAAACAATAACATTATTAAATAGCCAATTAGATGAAATTATCAATTTAAAAAAACAGATTGAAATGCATAAACTATTTATTAATGCACTAAAAAATAAAGTATTTGAAAAAGATGCAACAATAAAAGCACTAGGTATAATTACAGAGGAACTTAAAAGTATAATTAGTATCAATAATATTAATACTAACAATAATACTAATATTTTATTAGAAATAACAGAAATAGAACCAAAACATATATTAACGATTAACGAACAATTACTTATAGAAATTAATCAAATAAATTAAATAAATTTTATTCTATATAACTAACAAATTTCTCTATTATTTCATCATCTTCATTATAGTCCTCTATTTCGCAATTGCTTTTAATATACTTATCCAAATATCTATATATACGATTAATATCTAATTTACTAATATCACAATCATACAAATTATTATATATTTGATCCATCGAATAATTATTTTTTAAATTAATAAAATAATTAAACATATCTTTTTTATCAATATTTAATTGCTGACATAAATTTTGAATAAATACAAAATTATTATACTCTGTGCTATATTTTGTTAAAACTTTAGTAAATCTAATATCTTTTATGTCTGAATCCGTTTTTATATCTGATAAATTTTGTATATCTGATAAATTTTGTATATATTTATAATTATCATGGTATATTTTATTATTATAAAATATCTTAATTAATGAACTCATTTCATTAAATTGCCATATTTGTTTTTGAAATGTAATCCTATCTATAAAATCTGCAAAACATATATTATCTAATAATTTATTATATAATGGTATAACTTGTAATTTATTTGGATATACTAAATAATCTATAATATTTTCGTGCCACAATAACCCTATAGTGGTTCTATCAGTTTCATTTATTATATTATTATGTTCATTAAATGATAATTTATTATTAATTAATGATTTTGTTATTTCTTTAATATTTTCGCTATATGATTTCATCATAAAAACATTTTCTACTAATTCTTTAGTAAAAATATCTGAATTATGTTTATATAAATTGTAAATTGACTCAAGTTTTCTTAAATCCCCGTGTATTAAAGTGATTATATTATTGCATAATATTTCTTCTATATTTGGCATAATTAAATTAATAATATTTTTAATTTGTATATTAGTTGGAAGCATAATTTCAAAAATATGACAAACTTTCATTAGTTCTTTAATTTTTTTATCCATATGATAATTACTTGCACATATAATAGGATTTATTGAAAACTCTTCAGTTTTCTGTTTTTTTGTTTTTTTAGGTCTAATTAATTTAATTAGACTATTAATACCTCCCTTATCTCCACTATTCATTCCATCAATCTCGTCCATAAATATTGCTATTTTCTTTACTTTTTTTTGAAACATGCTAATAACACTCTTATCTGACATATTATATTTAGTAATATCCTCTATTATATTTTTATTTCTAATATCACTAGCATTATAAAGTATAATATCATAATTTATTTCTTTTAATAATTGAGTGATAAATTTAGTTTTTCCACAACCCGGTGAGCCATATATATATATACTTCTTTTAATTAATATATTATTTTTATTTTCTTCAAAACTTATAAGTAAATTTTTTATATCTTGAACTATCTTTTCTCTCTCCAATAAATGATTGAAATTAATATTTTTAAATTCAATATAAGACATATTATAGATATATAATATTGTTTATGCTCTTTTAAGAACAAGTTTTATTAGAATTATTAGTTATTCCATCCCATGTTAAATTACATTTATTAGCCCAATCAGCTTTATAGCAATTACCTTTTGCTGTATTAAAAGGAAATATATTAAAGTTCATAGTACTAGGACATGATGTATCTTCCATTTTTCCTAAATTTTTAATATTACTACAAACATTAATACCATTTTCAACATTTGCATTCCAATAATCAGGACAATCAGCAATTATTTCAGGAAAAGAATTAGAAGATGATGATTTATTATATTTCAGAGAAATTATATAAATAATATAAATAATAATTAATAATAAAAAGGCAATTAACGCGATGGTTTTTTGAAAATTTAAATCCATATATAAATAATAATATATATATATTTTTCTAATAATATATATAAATATGAATACTTATAATAATAATTCTTGTAATGGTAGAGTTAATATAGAAGGACCAAATATTGCTGTTAAATTTTCTATGATTGATAAAATACCTATTAATGCTTGCAGCTCTTTTAGAGATGCTTTAAATGGAAATGTTGAAGAAAGTTTATTATCTAATGCATTTTTTTCAAGTAAAAATATTCAAATATTACAAAATGCCATAAGGAATAATATTTATACAATGTCTAATAAAGAGCATTTAATAGGACCACAAGATTGTGATTCATTAATGTCTATTATGAGAGGATTATATTTACAGCATGCTATTAATTTACCATATGACTATACACAACAAATAAGAGAACTAAATATGTTAGTTATAGATTACTCTGTTAAACAAATATATGGAGAGATTGATGGGTATATGAAATATAAGAGAGATGCTAGTAATATGTATACGCTTATGCCTCGACCTATTCTTGAATCAACAAAAACTAAACAATTAGAATTAAAAAAATGGTTTTAAATAGCTAATAATATTATACAGTTAAAATAGTTAATATTAAATTATATATATTAGTAAATATTGTTTACTTTACTACCTTCATTTTAACAGCTCTTTTTTTAGGCATTTTTGATATAGATGGTATTGCAGAAATATCAGGTAATAACGATTTCATATATTCTTCACGCAATATATCCAATTCTTCAATCCATGTTTCTTCTATTGTTTTATTTAATATAATATTCAATTCGGCAATTATACTAGTATATGTATTCATTATTTTTTCAATATTTTCATCTGTTACACTATCCATTGGCATTTTAAGTAAATATTTATATTCATCATCATCATCAATAATATCGTAATTTTTTTCTTTTAATAAATTTATAATCTCATCTTTTTTCTTTTTTCTTAATTCCAATGTATTATCCAATATCTCTTGAATATATTTAGCACGATTTCGCAATAATATAAGTTCTTTTTCTATTTCTGCAACTTGAATTGTTTTTCTTTTCTGATAAAATGTATATCTTACTGGATAATAATCATCTATTATTTCTTTTGGATTCTCATATTTTTTTAATTTTTCTTCATAATCAAAAGCATGCATATTAGTCATTGATTGAGTAGTATATAATTTTAACAATTTTTCTAATCCATTACAATTGTTATCATATGCTGTAGACAATAGATTTTCTAGAATACCATTATTAAATGATATAATTATATCAATTGTTATATCTGTGCTCAAGTCTTTATAATCTTTAACCGATGGTAGTTTTTTATTTTTAATTGCACCATCTTTATCTGGTTTTGTTGATAAATTTTCAATAAGATTTTCAAGATGTTCTTTAAAATCTTCTGTCCAAAGACCCACTGGAAGTTCAGTAACACGTATAGCATTTTCATCAATGACCTGATACAATCCTTTGATTAAATATTTATTATCAGATATTTCTACAATTGTTCCATTAAATCCTTCATAATATGGACGAATTTTCAATTGTTCATTATAGACATCAGTTAATTTATTTTTTAAATAAGTAATAATATCATTAACATTATAACACATAATATCAGTGCTAAACCCTGTTCCAATACCTTTACTTCCATTTACCAGTAGCATAGGAATTATTGGAGTATAATATATAGGTTCAACAGATACACCATCATCGTCTAAATATGTTAAAATTTTATCATCATTTTCATTAAATATCAATCTCGTTAATTTATTTAAATATGTATAAATATACCTTTCAGAAGCTGAATCTTTACCACCTTGCAATCGTGTTCCAAATTGACCACTTGGCACAAATAAATTTATATTATTAGAACCAACAAATGTTTGAGCCATGCCAACAATAGCACCATTTAAACTTGCTTCGCCGTGGTGATATGCTGCTTGTTCTGATACATAGCCACTAAATTGGGCAACCTTAATTTCATTTGTTAATCTTTTTTTAAATGCGCTGAATAATATTTTTCTCTGACTAATTTTAAGACCATCCATTATATTTGGTATTGAGCGGTCGCAATCATATTTTGAAAAGTGTATCATTTCATTATTAATAAATTCTTTGAAAGTAATATCAGATCTATTGGTATCTAAATATAATTCCCTATTATATGTTGCCAACCAATCTTTCCTATCATCTGCTCTTTTTTTATTAAAAACCATATCAATTGCATCAGAACTTTCATCTCCATTATGCGTAAATGTTACTATTTTTTTATTTTCAAAATATTCTTTAAATTCTTTTGATGTGCTTGTTCCAAGACCTTTATAATATTTGATTTTCCATCCAGTTGATACATTTTCATTTTTCCAAGCTCTATATTCACCATCATTATAAAATATTAATTCTTGCGTTCCTTTTTTTGCTTTTAATATAGGAGTATTAATAAACCCTATAAATCCATTTATTTTTGATAATGAACCCCATTCGCTTTCAAATAAATTAATACCAAGTCCTTTAATATGGCTTCCATCTAAATCTTGATCTGTCATAAATATAATTTTTCCATATCTTAATTTTTTCTCAATCTCGTTTTCTGTATATATTTTACCTGTTTCTAATCCTAATACTTGTTTAATTTCTTTAATTTCTTTATTTTCAGAAATACGTTTTTGAATTTCACCTCTTACATTGAAAAGTTTTCCACGCATTGGATAAATACCAATAACATTTCTATCTTCTTTTGAAAGTCCTGAAACAATTCCAGCTTTTGCTGAATCTCCTTCGCAAAAAATAATAGTGCATTCTTTTGATTTATTAGTTCCTGCATAATTAGCATCAATTAATTTAGGTATTCCACGAATGCTTCTGGTTTTAACACCATCGGTTTTTTTTGCTGCTTTATTTTCTTTTACTTCTGTTAATGCACACGCAGCATCCATAACACCCATTTTTGCTATTTTTTCTATAAATTTATCGCTTACAGAACAAGATGAACCAAAATTTGATACAGCTGTTGTTAGGAAATCTTTTGTTTGACTATCAAATGCAGGATTTTCAATATCACATCTTATAAAAAGCATTAATTGTTCTTTTATTGATGCAGGTTTAACATCTATTTTTTTTTTTTTAAATATAAGTGCTTGAATTTTACGAGTTATTTGATTTATAATATATTCAACATGCTTTCCACCTTTACTTGTAAATATACCATTAACAAAAGATATTTGTGAAAACTCACCCGATTGAGAAAGAGATATAGCATATTCCCATCTCTCATTAAATTCTTCATAAATTCTTGTTGTTTCATCCTTATTTCCAATATAAAGATTAATATATTTTTGAAAATTATTAATAGGTATAATTTCAGAGTTGTATTTTACTTTTATATTTATATCAGTAACTGCCGCAATATCATATACACGTCTTTGCAATAATTTTATAAAATCTTCGTTCAATCCAGTCATTCCAAGTCTATCATAGTCTGGTTTAAAGGATACTTTAGTATATGGTTTTGTTTTGCATTTTGTAATTTTTGGTTTTCCAATAACAGATAAATTATCATTAAATTCTTGAATATATTTTAATCCTCTGGTATGATCTACTGTTTCTATTTTTCCCCATGTAGACCAAATTAATACCAATTTAAATCCAAATCCATTTTTACCACCAACTATTTTTTTTACATTTTTATCATAATTAGTAGATGTGCGTAAATGTCCAAAAATTAATTCTGGAATCCATATTTTATATTCAGGATGTTCTGCAATATCTATACCATTTCCATCATTAGTAAGTGTTATTATTCCTTCAGTATTTATAGAAATATCAATATATGATACAGGAATTATATTAGGTTTATTTTCAGAAATCATTTGTTTACATCTAACAGCATGATCTCGACAATTAACAATACCCTCATCAAATAATTTATATAATCCAGGATTTAATACTATTGTTTTAGATGTTATTTTATCATTTTCCAATACATAGCATTCATAATCAACATTCTCAATAGACCCAATATATGTATCTGGAGCATCCAGTATATGTTGACGGTCGGTTTTCTTTTGATATTGATTGGTAAGATTACTCTCTTCGGTAGAATTCATTAGAATGTATTAATATACTTATTTAAATACATTTTAAATTGTTTCAATTTTATCGTTAAATAAATATATAGAATAATATAATGACTAAAAATAATTATACTTCTATTAAAAGTGATTGGTTTAAATGTGCTTATTCAAATAATAATAATGGTATTACTAGTAATTCATGTCCTGATTTATATACACTTTCATATAAGCATTTAAACACTATTAATATCATTAATAGTTTAGGACTATTTGAAAAATCTATAGTTAAAATATCTATAATTCCTGTATGGAAAACTTTTAGCAATAATATAAATAATGCAACATATCATAGCACTGGACAAAAACTAACTTATGCAAATAATACACTAAATGCTTTAGGTTATTGGTCTGGAGCCCCTGCTGGCTATGGAACACCTATAAGAAATACATTTAATTAATGCGTTAATATTATTTAATAACATTAAATAATATTTTTTTCTTTTATATAATTATAATGATTCGTGCAACTAAAGGAAGTGATGGATTATATCATGTAGGCAATAATAAATTTGAAATGCTTGTTGGTTCTCGGGCTCAAGTATTTCATGGCACAGCATACAAAACCGCAGGAGACCTCACTAAAAAAGATTTAATGATGAATAAAAGAGGAAGAATTGTTTCTGTTAAAAAACATTCTACTGCAAAGAAAGAGCGGCGTTTAGAAAAAGCTGGATATTTTACCAAAAAAGGTAAATTTGGATGGACTACTCGCAATTCCACCAAGAGGGCAAAATAAACCCATATTCATCTATAAATTCTGGCTTGATATAATCTGTTATAAATTTATCAAAATATTGTTTACTAACAATAAATTGTTTGTGTGAATAAAAATCACAATAATATTTATATATATTATAAATACTGCTATCAGTATTATTAGTATTATTCTTTTTATATATTTTATATTCTTCTAATGAAATTATTATATCATATTTTTTATCCCATAATTTACATGATATTTGTTGAATATATTTATAATCCTCAATTATTATATCATTATAAAAATGTTGAATTAAATCAAGCAATATATCATCTGTTATTAAAGTTGAACTTTTTCCAGACCAATGTTTAAACAAATTATTTATTTCATCTATTTCAATATAAATCTCATCTTCATCTTTAATCATTGTTTCATCCCAAAATTTTATAAAATTACTAATAACTGGTAAAAGCTTACTTGTAATATTAAAATAAGAATCTGACTGCTCTATATATTCTAATTTTTGAGCTAGTAATATTTTTAACTTTGCATTAAATATCATATTAGGAATTATTTTTTTGTCTAGAAAAAACTTCCATAAATATAACATATTTTTCCAATTTATTGAAGTTCCAGAACATTTTTCTAATGTAGTGTCTATAAAATTATCTATTATATCATCTATACTATTTTCTTTTAAAAATAAAGCATGACGTATTAATGGTGTGTCGCATGTTTCTAAAAATGTATCAGCATTAATATTTATTTTAGAATAATGACAAGCCACTAAAAAAAAATCTAAAATATATTTATAAAATGATTTTGCTAATACAAGTTTTTTATTACTAGAATTAATTTTTATTAATCTGCAATCAGCTGAATTATGTTCATAATATTTATATTTAATACAATTAAATATATGCGTAATTCCAAGTAAATTATAGGCATAACTCATTATCTCTCTACATATACCTTTTGCAGTTGGTGATATTATATAAATTATATTTTCATTTTTTTTTAAAATATTATCACCAATTATATTTAAAAAATAAATAGCACTATCTTTACTATTAAATAAAAATGGATGTAAATTATCTATAACAAATTGTATTGTTTCTGGTTCTGGTGTATAAATTAATGGATATATTTCTTTTATTTGTTTTAATATATTCATTTTAATCCTATGTTTCATAGACATTAATATTCTACCATCTGTAATAGATGTTAAGATTTCATGTTGTATATCATCTTCATTATAAATATCATAATGAAGTCCATCATAATTAAAAAAATATTCTGTATTATGACAATATGAATAATTGTGTGTTTGCAGAAATAATTCATTAAATGAACATTTTTCTTTATTCATTTTCTCTCGTTGTTTATCCCTCTCTTCCTTTTCAACCAATATTTTTTGCATAACATTATTAATATTTGTTATATAATTATGTATCTTATTTTTCATATATGAATTATTTTTATATATATTATAAATTTTTATTACATTATTTATACTTTTTTGTATATTTTCATCTATTATTTCATTATCAATGATAGATATAATATTCATTTGGTATCTATATATAAATTTATAGGTTTAATACAATTAATTAATATAATAATTAATCATATTAAAAATAAGTCTCTTTATATTAATTATTAATATGAGTAATAGTATATTAGATAATTACAATGAAACTAATATTTCTCATATTAAAAATAAAATAGAAAATATGAATAAACATCATCAAATTGAGGTTCTCCGAATTTTAAAGCAATATAAAAATGTTGTATTAAATGAAAATAGCAATGGAGTATTTATAAATCTTGTTGATCTTGATAAAGATATTATTAGCACACTATACAAATATATTATATATGTAGATAATCAAACAACCAGTATAAATAATATAGAAATACAAAAAGAACAACTAGAAAAAGAATTTTTTACACCATTAATAGAATAGTTAAATTACCAATAAATAATAATCTAAAGAGATATGAAGTAATAAAAGTATCTTTATAATATGTCTAAAAATGAAAACAATTCTCAAGACAATATCATACAATCACTAAATGATTATATGTTAAATGCTAATTTTATAAATAAATTTACATCAATTAATAAAAATGATAAAAAAGTTAATTATAAAAATATTAATAATAATAATAATAATAATAATAATAATAATAATAATAATAATAATAATAATAATAATAATAATAATAATAATAATAATAATAATACAAAAATAATTACACCTAAAATACCTACTATATGTCAAGATAATTTTTGCCCAGAAGAACAAGATAAATTATTTTGGTGTTTTTATATTTTTTTATATGGTTTTGCAGAATACCAATTAGCAAAAACATCTATATTCAAAATAGAAAAAGATATTAAAATTTCATCTGCTACTAAACTAGTTAATGCTAAAAATATAATCAAAGAAAATAAATTAAAAATGAGCGAACTACAAAATGAATTAACTCAACAAGATATCATATCCGTTAAAGGACTATATGCATTATGTATAATCCATAATATCAATATATTGTATATTAAAAATAGAACATATTATGATATTAAAGTATGTGATAAACAAATTAATGTTATTATTAATACTAATAATGAGATATATATGAATGATAATATAAGCGAAATTAAAATTAATGAATATAAATCTTCTTATTGGAAGATTGAAAATATATCTAAACCTTTAAAATCAATATCTTCATATTCTCTCGGTGAATTACAAAATATATGTGCAAACTTAAATATACCAATTAAAAAACAAAATAAAAATTGTTTAAAAAAAGAACTATATGAATCTATTATTACTTTAATATAATAAATAAAAAAATTGAACTATAATTTAAATATTATATTTAATATATATTAGATATGGCAGAACATAAAAAAGCTTATAAATCTTTTATAGATAAAAAGAAACCATTTATTAAATCTAATAAACATTATGAATATAAAGAAGAACAAGAATACACTAGTGAAGAAAAACAAACGTCAAATAACGCATTAAATGCAATGATTTCAATTGCTTTAGAACAAGATTCATCATCAATAAGAAATAAAAATATTGAGCTTGAAGTTAAATTTGGAACTAAAGGAATTAAAAGAATTACTAAAATAGATTATGATAATGTTATTAAAAAATTAAAATCGTTAGATTTTATTGAAACAGGACCAGATGAATATATATTAAGATGTATGAATGAATTTATAGATACTAAAACTGGAATTAGAAAAATATCTAATGTTAGAACTGAAATAACTGGATTTGATAATATTAAAACAATATGTGAAACAAATGATATTAATTCAATTTATAATGTAAAAATCGTTCAAAAAATGCCATATATAGATAAAAATAAAATATTATATAAATCAATAGATTTTAATAATTTTAATTTCAGGGTATCATTAAATTATGAAATTGAACATTATGATGAATCTCAAACTTCACAAGAAATTAAATCAACATGGCAAAATACTAAAAAAATTTTTAGATATATAAAACGAGAAACATATTATATATATGGTGGTTTATTTAAAATAGATCTAAGCATTGTTAAAAGTTCAAAAAAACAAGGTTATAATATGATTCCTGAATATTCTATTCAAGATGCTGGTATTTTTGATAATGAACAAACTTATGAGATTGAAATTGAATTAATGAATGAAAATGCTATATCTCAAAATGTAAATGACATTAATAAACAATTAAAACAAGTAGTAACTTATATATTATCTGGACTGCAACAAACTAATTTTCCTATATCATATGTAGAACAAAAACAAATACTTAAAGAATATTTAAAATTAGTAAAAAGTGATGAGTATTCAGATGATATGCGAGTATATCCAAAAGATTTTATAGGATATTCATCATTAACTCTTCAAATGGGAAATATTTATGATAATAATAATAATACTACGATTCCAAATATTAGAAATAATTATACTGTAACTGATAAAGCAGATGGTGATAGAAAACTTATGTATTTTAGTTCTAGTGGTAAAGTATATTTAATTGATACAAACATGAATGTCCAATTTACTGGTGTAAAAGGAACAATATTTACAAATACAATATTAGATGGAGAGCATACAATTCATGATAAAAATGGAAGATTTATAAATTTATATTCAGCATTTGATATTTATTTCTTAGATGGAAAAGATGAACGAATGAAATTATTAGTTCAAACAAATCCCGATGATGTTAAAGCTAATTTTAGATTACCTATACTAATTGCAATTATTAAAAATTTAAATTTAGAACCAATAATTGCGGGTACGCCTATGCCTATTAGAATAATTAATAAAAATTATGAGATTAGCTCACCAGATAAAAGTATATTTAAATGTTGTTATAATATTTTAAAAAAACAAAAAGATGGACTATTTGAGTATAATACAGATGGTCTGATTTTTACACCATCTAATATGGGGGTTGCATTAAATGCAAATGGAATACCTAATAAAATTAAAACTACATGGGAATATTCTTTTAAATGGAAACCTCCACAATATAATACTATTGACTTCTTTATAACTACAAAAAAAACATCTAATGGTAGTGATTTGGTATCTAATATATTTGCATCTGGAATGCAAACAGATAATATAGAACAAATATCACAGTATAAAACATTAATATTAAGGGTTGGATTTGATGAAAGAAAACATGGATATATAAATCCATGCCAAGATATATGTGATGGGAAAAACTTTAATATTTTTGATAAATCTAATGAAGATTCGTATAAACCAGTACCATTTTATCCAACAAATCCTATTGATTCAAATGCAAGTATATGCAATATTATGATGACACCAGATGCTACTGGAAATAAAAATATGATCTCATCTGAAGGAGAAATAATAGAAGATCAAACAATAGTAGAATTTTATTATGATAAATCTAAAGATGAAGGATGGAAATGGATACCTTTAAGAATTAGATATGATAAAACATCAGAATATCGTGCAGGACTTAAAAATTATGGAAATGCATATCATGTTGCAAATAGCAATTGGTATAGTATTCATAATCCAATTTCAGAAGAAATGATTTCAACTGGCGAAAATATACCTATTGAAATTGAAGATGATAATGTATATTATAATAGAACTACAAAAAATTCTAAAACTACAGGCTTGAGAGATTTTCATAATTTATATGTTAAAAGTAAATTAATTAATAGTGTATCTAAAAAAGGCAATATATTAATTGATTATGCCGTAGGAAAGGGTGGAGATATACCCAAATGGATTGCTTCTGATTTATCTTTCATATTTGGAATTGATATATCAAGAGATAATATTGAAAATAGACTAGATGGTTCTTGTGCCAGATATTTAAATGCTAAAAAAAAATATAAACAGATACCTGATGCAATATTTTTGAACGGAGATACATCTATCAATATTAAAAATACAGAAGCATTATATTCAGATAAAGCAAAAATTATAACAAATGCTATTTTTGGTGTAGGTGCAAAAGATGAAACTACATTAGGTCATGGTATATATAAAATGTATGGAAAAGGTAGCAATGGATTTGATGTTGGTTCAATGCAATTTGCTATACATTATATGTTTGAAAATATTACAAAATTAACTGGGTTTTTAAGAAATATAAGTGAATGCACTAAAATTGGTGGTTATTTTGTAGCAACCACATATGACGGACAATCGGTATTTAATTTATTAAAAGATAAAAATAACGGAGAAGGCATTAGCATATATGAAGATGAAACTAAAATATGGGAAATTACAAAATTATATAATAATGATGAATTTATAAATGATACATCTTCATTGGGATATGCTATAAATGTTTATCAAGAAACAATTAATAAAACATTCAAAGAATATTTGGTAAATTTTAATTATTTAATAAGAATTATGGAAAATTATGGATTTATTATTATTACTAAAAATGAGGCTAATAGGATCGGAATGCCAAATGGTTCTGGATTATTTCGTGAACTATTTAAAGCAATGGAATCCTCAAATATTGATAAAACTTCAAATAATGAAGAATATAAAAATGCATTTAATATGTCAGCAAATGAAAGACTAATATCGTTTTTAAATAGATATATGATATTTAAAAAAATAAGAAATGTTGATGCCGAAAGCGTATCTCTGAGTCTTAATATGTCCAATGTTAAAAATAAACCTATTACATTTCATAAAATTATTATATCCAATGGAAAAAAAATAAAAAGGAATTTTAGACTTATAGAGTAAAAAATTAATAATAATAATATAATAAACAATATAATAACATTTTATGATATAGTATTAATTTAATATTATAATATGGCATTTTACTCTCTCCCTCCTATTATTTTATCTGATATTGATAAAAAAATAGATATAATATTTTCTAATACTGAAAATGGATGTGCTATTAATCCTATGCTAAATAATTACTTAAATAATATTAAATTACAAATTAATAGATATTCAGATAAATGGAATATTTATAAAAAATACACTAATCCATATGAATATATACATTCATCAACAGCTAATTACAAAAATGCAATATGTAAATATAACCCTTTATCTAGATCATTTTTTAAAATGATAGAAATATGCCATTTACATAAAATTTTATATTTTTTACCTATAAATAATTGCAAAACATTTCATATGGCTGAAGGACCTGGTGGATTTATAGAGGCTATTTTATTTTTACGAAAAAATACAAATGATAGTTATTATGGTATGACACTTCAAAGTGAAGAAATAGAAATCCCAGGATGGAAAAAAAGCATGAATTTTCTTAAAAATAATGAAAATATATATATTGAAAATGGGATAGATAATACTGGAAATTTATTAAGTAAAGAAAATTTCATATACTGCTATAATAAATATAAAAATAGTATGAATTTAATAACCGGTGATGGCGGATTTGATTTTTCTGCAGATTTTACTAATCAAGAAGGTAATTCTATAAAATTAATTTATAGTCAAGTATGTTTTGCACTTTCTATGCAAAAAATAGGTGGATGTTTTATTATTAAAATGTTTGATTTATTTACACAAATTAGTATTGATATATTATTTTTATTATCAAATTATTATAAATCTGTTAATATTATGAAACCTAATACAAGCAGATATGCAAATTCTGAAAAATATATTATATGTAAAGGATTTTATAGAGAGCTATCAAATAATACTATTGATAAATTAATACACTCTTATGATAATATAAATAGTGAAGCTATTCTAAAAAAAATAATAAATATTGATATACCTTATTTTTTTATAAATAAATTAGAAGAAATAAATGCTATATTTGGACAACAACAAATTGAAAATATAGCACATACTATTTCATTAATAGAAAAACATTCATCATATAAAATAGATAATATTAAACGAGAACATTTTATAAAATGCATTAATTGGTGTATTAAATTTAATATGCCATATAATATACAAAAATCTACTAATATGTTTATATATAATAAATTATTATTAAAACAAGAACAATACTTATGTAAATAAATAATATTCTATTAATTATAATATTACATTAAGCAGCACCCATAGAACGGGCATTGAGTAAAGCACGAGCACGGGAACGGGCAGCACTGCGAGCGCGGGCAGCGGACCGACCACGAGCAGCAGACCGACCACGGGCAGCAGACGCACCACGGGCAGCAGAAGCAGAACGACCACGAGCGCGAGTGCCGCGGCGTCTAGTAGAACGGCTATGAGAACGACGAGTTTTCCCTCCAAACATTATATATATATCTATTTATAAAAAAAAATTTTGTTAAATAGATATATTAATTTTATAATTGCTAAATAATATACTTTTTTATTTTATAAACTAATATAAATTATTTAATATAAAATAATATTACTTAATATTTATAAAAAAATTATTATAAATATTGATATTACTATAATTACCAAATATTGATATTAGTATAATTACCAAATATTGATATTACTATAATTACCAAATATTATCTGAATTATTCCACCACATATTATCTCCTTTTTTCACATTATAAAGTGTTTTAAATATATCTAAACGCGAAAGTGGACAATTACATCGGTATTTCTCTAAAGGATGTGGATTTATTTTTAGTTGAGATTGTAATGCTTTTTTTTTTATAGATTGTCTTGCTTGAATTGCAATATATGCATAAAATCCTTCTAATGAAATTTTCTTAATAATATCAATATCATTATTGGCCTCTTGAAATAATAATAAATATTCTTCTACTAATGCTAGTCCAGAAATATCTGCTAAATCTTCTCCTATACTTATAGATGCATCAAATACTATGCCATCTCTTAATGCAAATTTTTCGTATTGTTTAATTACATCATTGATTTTAAGCTGAAATTTTTTTCTATCAATTGGTTTCCACCAATCATGCATTTCTCCATTTTCATCAAAATTACTACCCATATCATCTAAACAATGTGATAATTCATGTGCTATAGTATACCCTATAAATGCTAAATTATATTCTATTCCTCGTTCATCTAAATCAATAAATGGTTTTTGCAAATATGCATGAGGAATATAAATACAATTATCTGTTGGTGTATAATAAGCATTCACTACATATGCCTGACTTCCACCCATTTTAACACTATTCCAATCAATATCAGGAATATCTATATTTATTATTGTTCCTTCTAAAGATATTGATTTTTGTACCCTCCAGTTAGACAATAATTGCATATTTTTCCAAGGATTATTACTTTTATAATCTAATAAGGGGTCAGGTCTTAATTTTTCTGGATTTCCTATAACTATTTTCAATTTATTTAATTTTAGTATTGCTTTATCTCGTGTTTCTGGTAATAACCAAGTATTTCTAGTTAATTTATTTATAAATATTTTTTTAAGGTCATTACCCATTTTTCTAGTATATTCTATCTCTTTATCTCTATTATTATTTAATATATATTCTTCTGTTAAAAATGTATTAAAACAAGCAGATACAAAAAATAGTGGAAAAATTTGTCTAGGTATCATACTTTCTATACCTTGTAAAAATTGCCTATAAAATTTAAAATATATAACTCTCCAATCCCAATTCATTATAATATGCTGTCTATAAAATATAAATAACCAATATATTTTCCATTCAGGTGTATTCCATTCTTTTTTTAATAAATCTAATATGCACGTAAAACCATTTATATTACTTATAATAATTTCTTTAGGAATTTTATTATTTGGATAGCCAATTTTTTTTGCAAATAATCCCCAATCAAAACTATATTTATTTTCTAAGTCGCGTCTTGATACCTTATTATAACTATCATATTCATTACTATTTTTATATTTTTCACACCCTAAAGCAAGTATTATTTTTTTTTCTATATTCCATAAATTTTCTGGATTATAATTTTTATATTCATGTGGTAATACTGTTTTAAATGTATCACTAACCATCATTAAATATTTATTTTTCATTGCAGTCTTAAATTTTTTTTCATTTGGTGGATCATAATCTTCAATAAAATAATAATTATAATCATATAATATTAATTGTGGCATAGATAAATGACTAATATGATAATTTTTTCGTTTCTCATCTGGATATACTTTCCATGTTATAGGTGCAGCCCATGAAACGATTTCATTTTTATTTATATGACTCAATAATCCATAAAAATCTTCATTTTTTATAAAATTTTCTATAGTTAATAAAATTTTCTGAGCTTCTATTAATCCTGTTGTTTTATCTGAATTATATATAGAATTATATACAGCTGATATAGCTTTTGTTTTTTTGCAAGTTGGATTTTTTTTTATATAAGATTTTATTATATCAACCATATTATTATATACTTTATCTTGAAGTATTCTAAAATTATCTATTTGTGTAAAATATTTTTTCCCATGCATTAAATCTTTTTCTTTACTAGATAACCAAGCAATATTTATATATGAATAAAAGTCATGTTTAATCATATGTATATTTAATTTTTCACTTTTATGTAATGTATTTTGTAATGTAGTTTTATATTCTCTATATGATGATAATATTTTATCCATAGTATGTAATTCAGAATGTATATTTATATCAAATAAACTTCCTGATTCACTACTAAATGTTTGTAGATTTAATTTACCTTGTTTTTTTATAGTTTTTTTTTTTTTGATAGCATGTAAAATTAATTTATTAATAGGTTTAAGAGTTTTCATATATATATATATATAACTTTTTAAAGTTTATTAGTTTTATTCTTTTTATTTGTTTTATTTATTTTATTTGTTTTATTAAATTTTTTTTTATTGATTTTATTATTATTATTATTATTATTATTATTATTATTATTATTATTATTATTATTATTATTATTATTATTATTATTATTATTATTATTATTATTATTATTATTATTATTATTATTATATTTCATTCCAGATTTAAATAATGTCCATGGTCTAGTCGGTCTATCTAATAAATATGGACTAAATCGTTTCCATTGCATATGTTGAGTAATAAATGCTTCTGTATTAAACCCTATATCACACGATGATCCCCATTTAGCCATAAATGACATATTTTTCGCAGACAATGTATCACATGCAATCCCATCCACGGCGCCTCTTGGTTGATAAGGCAATGGCCTATCCGCTTGACTCATAAATGCTCTATCATCTAACTCATAATGAGAACACACTGAACGAGAAGAAGGATTAATTTTATTTAAATATACATCATAATGATCTGATATTATTTCTTGTGCTAAAGCAATATTTATTTTACCTTTATGTTGTTCCATTAATTGTTCCAACCTAACTTTTCTCGCTCCTTGATGTCTTCTTATATCATCAAAACCGCTATTATAACATTCTAAATTTCTAATCCTAGGGTCATATGTTGCATTAAATCCTATAAAATATCCATTCTTTTTTTTTTCAATATTAGTATATTCAAGTCCTAATTCTATACGCATTATTTCATTATTTTTAGTATCACCTATTAACCATGAATTTGCATAATCTCCAGCATTATTAATTGTTAAAAATGATACATAATCATCTAATGTATTTGCATATTGCATACATTTTCTTATACGACAAGTTATTGGGTCGCCATATTTATATTTAGTAAATCCACCTATGGTTGTTTCTGTTCCAATAAATCCACTACCTGTCACAAAAAAATCTGTTTGACTAGATATACATCCTGGTCCTCCTTGATATAAAAATCTATTCCCATTAGTTGGTTTTACATCTATAATAAATCTAACTGTTTGTCCTGATAAAAAATCATCAAATGAATTATGCGCACAACATATTTTACCATCTTGTGTATAATTACCTATAGCCATAAAAGCTGAACATCTATCCTTAGACCCACCTTCTTTTGGTATTAATTTTATAGAGTTATACGTGCTTGTATTTAATTCTGGTATATCATTTATATATTCAGAAAGATGCGATATTGCATATTCTATAGATGCCATATTATTAAATAAAATTAGTTTATCTAATGTTATTTTTGCATTTCGCTTATTAGCTCCATCTGTTATACCTTTTAATTCTTCAAAAAATTCTGGATGATTTTCTTGTGTTGGTTTTTTAAAAAAATAATTACTAACTTCTAAAAAAAAATTTAAATCTAAACCGGTTGAATCATATAAACTAAATTTATATGTGTTAAAAGCATCCTTTATTTCATCTGCTAATAAATAACCATGTGCAAATCCACGCTTATAAGGAGTTCCTTCTATTGAAATATATGTCCAACCATTTAATTCAAATTTATAGCCATTTTTTATTTTCATATTATATATAATATTTATATTATATTATATTATATTATATTTGTATTATATTTGTATTATATTTGTATTATATTTGTATTTGTATTTGTATTTGTATTTGTATTTGTATTGATTAACAATAACAATAACAATGTCTAATCATCCAAATTGGAAGATATATATCAGGAATATTACCATATTCATTAAAATTGTAATAAGTTGGATTAGAATTATTTCCCCAATAAATATTATCATTAATACGAAAATTTTGATTAAATTGAGGTATATTATAATCAATACCAGCAAACATATAATCCATATGTATAACTTTATTTGTTATAAAATTAAGTTGAATCGGAGGTACTCCATTAGTAAAATATTTTGAATTATAAAACATATAACTCATATCTGTAACTGAAGATGTATCAAAATTAGTTATTACTATTTGATTAGCATTATACCCCGTATTATTTGCAAACATATAACTCATATTTTTTACTGAAGATGTATTATTAAATATTAATGGTTTATACCAGTTAACAGCACCATTAAACATATAACTCATATCTAAAACATTTGTGGTCGTAAGAGTTAACTCAGTATTATGATTATTAAAATTAGTTGCTTTATTAAACATATAACTCATATCAGTAACAGCAGATGTATCTGGTTGGAATAAAATATCATTATTACCATTATTAAATAGTGATGCACCATCAAACATATGACTAGTATTTTTAACTTGTGATGTATTAGTAAAAGTTAAGACTTGATTAAAGTTAACGGCATCTTGGAACATACCACTAATATTTGTAAGCAATGATGTAGTAGTAAATGATAATGGATCATTACCATTATTACCAGTATCACCATTATTAAATAAAATTGCCTCATTAAACATATTACTCATATCAGTAACTTGTGATGTATTAGTAAAAGTTAAGTCTTGATTAAAGTTAACAGCACCTTGGAACATACCACTAATATTTGTAAGCAATGATGTAGTAGTAAATGATAATGGATTATTACCATTATTACCAGTATCACCATTATTAAATAAAATTGCCTCATTAAACATATTACTCATATCAGTAACTGCATATGTATCAAAAAAACTAATATTGACATTAAAATTAAAACACTTACTAAAACACGATTCAAGACTAGTATTACTTAATATAGTAGGAACATCTGTTGCTGTTATTGTTAATTTTGTATGGTGTAAATTTTCAAATTGTTTTCCAGCACGGGATAATGGTGCTCCACCAAATTGAATTATTGTAAAAATATTAGGGCTTAAAATGTTTCTATTAGGATCATCTATACCATAAGTATAATAACCATTTGTATTAGATAATGAAAACCCATCAATAAATGTATTATTATTATTTATATAAGTACCTTGTATTTTTATTGTAAATATTGATGGTATTTCTTCATAAATATTCATTACATATATTTTTAAATTTCCACTTGTTATAAATGGTATTGCAGGATTAATATTTTCAATTGTATCGGTTGAATAAAAACTATAAATAAATGTAAACATAATTACTTTATTTGTATCAATATTGCAGCAAGTTTTATCCTTTATAATTTTTGTATAATTAGCATTTTGTAATCCATATGCATTATTATCATTTGAATAATTATATTTAGCTATTGTATTATTTTTTAAATTAGATATTCTTGAGCTGGAAGAAACAGCACCTTGTATAGAATATTCTCTATTATTAGGTTTATATATACTATATTTTTTAATTAAATTTTGATTATATGGTTTATTTAATATAGATGGGCAATTAGTTCCGCATGTTTTATAACATTTTGAATTTATTAATAATTGTGGTCCTCCAATATTATTATCATTAGGAAATAATGCTAAACCATATATATTAAAATAATCTATATTACTAGATTTGGTATATGATTGTGTATATATATTACATTTACTTTGTAAATAGCTTGAAGTATCTATAAAATTATTATTGATAGGTGTTATTTGGTTATATTTAATAATATTTTTTTCAGGATTGCAGCATATATATTTACCAATTGGACCATTTTGACAATTAACAATATCATCATGTGTAATATTATTTGCAATATCTGTATTAAAATTATTGTATTTATCGCTTGATATATTTGATACAATTTGAGTAATTAAAATATTATTACTATTAGTTGTTAATATTACTAATCTATAATAACTATATGATTGGATATAATTTACATATATTATTGTATTATATTCCAACAAATCAGTTTCATAAAGAATATTCCAAGTATCAGCGGGATTGTTACTACATAGCAATTTTACTTGTTTTGGTCTTGGATTAATAGTTGTGTTTGGTGTTATTAAAAATGATTTTAATTTAATCGCTACCGGGATTTGGAGTTGAATCCATTCACCTAAAATTGGTCCTGTATTTGTAATTGTAGATGTAGTTGGATATACAGATCCACTACGCCAAGAATTATCTGTATCATCAAACGTGTGCCACGGTAATAAACCTGCTCCTGCATTAGAAGACGCACTTGCAATATAATTTCCATTACCATAGGTATTGCCATTAACAATAGTAGTATCTTGAGTCATAGCAATCGGAGGATATTCATTAATTGAAATAAATTCCTCAAAAAATGTTAGTTCAACTATGTTTACATACGGTTGACTACCTCCACCTGTCAATATTACTAACCTATAATAAGTATATAATTCGTTAGCATTTACATATATTGTTGTAGGGCTTAAATTAGAATATGGCATATCATCGGTTTCATAAAGAATATTCCAAGCATTAGCAGGATTGTTACTACCTAGCAATTTTGCTTTACTTGGGTGTGTAGCTGAAATACTATTTAGTGCTATTACAAATGATTTTAATTTAATTGCATTCGGGAGTTGGAGTTGAATCCATTCACCTATAATTGGTCCTGCAGTTGTATTTGTATATCCAGTTGGAGTGTTAGTAACGTTAGTTGTAGTTGGATATAGAGATACACTACGCCACTGAGCAGTTGTATCATTAAATGCATTAAACGGTAATAACCCTGTTGCACTATCAGACGCACTTGCAATATAATTCCCATTACCATAGGTATTGCCATTAACATTTAAACTATCGGCAGTCATAGCAATCGGAGGATATTCATTAATTGAAATGATTTCCTCAAAAAATTGTATTTCCCTTAATTCTGTATAATTATTACACCAGTTATCAGTTGATATTATTCTACCGGGTTGTTCACTTTCTAAAATAATATTTTTAGATTTGGTCCCGCCTCTTATTTTATTTGGTTGCAATTGTTTTCTCCATGATTTTATTGGGCGAGGTATAAAAGCATTGGCATCTAACTCATCCAATTGAGACTTATCCCAGTATCCATTTGTTGCAGGTCTTGAATTGCTTGAAATAATTTGTGTTATATTTTTCTTACCAGCTATATATTTTTGATTTTGCCAGTTATATGTGAAATTTAAATTTGTCATAATTATATATATATTTAATATTATGTTATTTTTTATAATAATATATAATATATTATATTAATGGAATTAGATCCAAAAATATGGGGACCACATTATTGGTTTGTTTTACATACTATTACATTGGGATATCCTTTAATGCCAAATGATATTAGTAAAAAAAAATATTATGAATTTATTCATAATATACCATTATTTATTCCTGTTAAACAAATAGGTGATAAATTTAGTAGTCTTTTAGATAAATATCCTGTTGCGCCATATCTTGATTCTCGTGATTCTCTCATTAAATGGTTTCATTTTATACATAATAAAATAAATATTGAACTAAATTTACCAGAAATAACTATGTCAGAATCATTAATTAAATATTATAATAATTATAAACCAATAAAAGATACATTTATAGATTATTATAAATTAAAACATAAAATAATATTCTTGTGTATTATTGTTATGTTATTATATTTAATAAAATATTTATATTATATATAATGTTATCACATAACCATAAACAATTTGGGGCATCTGCAATTGCATCTGGTGGATATGGGTGTGTCTTTAATCCAGCACTACTATGTAAAGGAGAGAAAATGCGGACACATGGTATTAGTAAATTATTAATAAAAAAACACGCCGATCAAGAATTAAATGAAATTAAAAAATTTGTTCCATTAATAGAGCAAATACCAAATCATAATAATTTTTTTATTATATCTAATATTTCATCGTGTATTCCAGATAAATTAGACCAACATGATTTTATTGATTTTAATACTACATGCAATAAAATAATAAGTAGGGTTAATGTAACGGAGCATAACATTAATAATAATCTTAATAAATTTAAAATACTTAATATACCAAATGGTGGTAGCCATATATTTAATTATTTTAAAACATTTAATAAAGAAATATTTGATACATTTAATAATTCATTATTACTCTTATTAACTGGTGGAATATTACCTATGAATGCAAAAAATATATATCATTTTGATTTAAAAATGGATAATATGGTTATAGATAATTTAAATACGATAAGAATAATTGACTGGGGATTGGCTGGAATACAAAATAATAAAAATATCCCCGAACAAGCACTTAATAGACCGATACAATTTAATTGTCCAATAACTAATATCTTATTAAATAAAGATGTTAGACAATTAATAAAAAAAGCATTACTAGATATTAAACCTCAAGCACTAGCATCAAATACTTATCTAAAATATGAATACATATTACCATTACTTAATAAATTAATGCCAGAAATATATAATTTACAATATGAAGGACATCTTAGTTATATGAAACATTTTTATGTTAAATATTATAAAGCTAAAGGAAATTATCAAATAAATAATGATGCTCATTTATTTAAATCTATAATTATAAGATATTTGGCTAAAGCAATTATTACATATACAAATAAAAATACATATGAATTTTCAAGTGAAAAGTATTTTAATGATGTATATAAAAAAAATGTAGATATATTTGGATTTATAACATGTTATAATGATTTATATTCATATATTATAGATAATAATACAAAATGGACTGATAGTCTATTATCAAAAAATACACTATTGCATAAATTACACCAATTATGCAATAAATATATATATTATAATACATATTCTAATAAAGCTATTAATTATAGTGAACTTATTTTAGATATACAATCTCTTTTATTTAATAAAAAACAAGAGAATTTATTAGCAATACATAATCCTAATTCAAATAAAATATCTAATAAAAAATCTAATAAAATATCTAATAAAAAATCTAATAAAATATCTATAAAAAAATCTATTAAAAATAAAAAATGTAAAAAAGGATATCGTATAGATAAAAAAACACTCAAATGTCAAAAAATATTATATTGATAATATTTATATAATATGATACAATCTAAACAAATTGGAGGAAAAGCTATAGCAGAAGGTTCATATGGGTGCGTATTTAAACCACAACTTATATGCGACGGTAAAAATACAAGACAAGATGGAATGATAAGTAAATTAGGAATTAAAAAGGATATGGAAGATGAAATAAAAACTATTACACAATTTTCAAAAATATTAGCAACTATTCCAAATAATAAAAATTATTTTATTGTATCAAATACTTCTATATGTAATCCTAAAAAATTAGACACAATAATAGACCTTAACGATTTTGATAATACGTGTGCAATTTTAAATAAAAAAGGCATAAAAAAACAAAATGTTAATGATCCTAATATATTAAAAAACTTAAAAATAATTAATATTACTGATGGTGGTGTAGATTTATTATATTTTATTAAGAATAATCATTTAACTAAAATAACATTTAATAAAATCAATACTTCTTTAATAGATCTTTTAAATAATGGAATTACACCGATGAATAAAAAAAATATTTTACATCTGGATTTAAAAATGGAAAATATTTTAATAGATACACAATACAAAATAAGAATAATAGATTGGGGATTAAGTGCAATAATCAATCAAGAAAAAATACCCGAAATGTATTCAAACTCATGGAGTTTTCAATATAATTGTTTACCAAGTGCTATTATACTTGGGCAAAAATTTAAATTATTTTTAAAAAAAATGTTAAATTATATTTATTATAGTAAATTAATAGATAATAAATCTATACAACCCGCTGATATAATAACAAGACATAATATAAATATTATTTTAAATAAATATATATTGGATATTATCAATGATAGCGATTCATCAAAAGCGCATTATGATTTTTTTATTACTATATTTTCTAAAATTAATGGTGAAAATGAAATAAGTATTAAAAAATTTCTGCTAGATTATTTAACTAATATTGTGATGAAATATATATCAATTGATAATAGTAGAGGTAATATAATAAATAAAAATAATATAATATATGCAATAAATTATAATAATAAAAATAATAATATTAATACATTAGATACATCACATTATAAAGATGATATTAATTATATATTTAATAGCAATTTGTATTTTAATGAAGTATTTAGATATAATGTTGATATATGGGGGTTTTTAATATGTTATTCAAATTTATTAGTATTAAATAATTTATTTTTAAAAAATGATGATAATACGCGTAAATTTGAATCTAAATTACAAGAAATATTAAAAAGATATATGTTAAATGATGCGTATTCTGTTAATAAAATCAATATTCTAGAATTAACAAATGATGTTAAATTGCTTTCATTTAAAGAATTTAAATCTGCAATACCAATAAGTGGAGGTTATTCAATCAATAATAAAAGTAATAAAAAGTACAAAAAATATAACAAAAAATATAACAAAAAATCTACAAGAAAACATATGAAAAAACCTATAAAAAATACAAAGAAATTAAATAATAATTAATAAATAATAAATATAATACTTATATAAATGCACATAGGATTATTTATTTTTATAATTTGTGGGTTTATAATACTTAATATATATCATGATGGAAAATATACTAATATGTTAAAATCTTGGAAAAAATATTATCAAATGGGTTTTATAGGTTTTTTAGGATTATCAATTTATATATTTTCAAAAAAACACCCAGCACATTCTAAAAGTTTATTAATTCATGCGAATAATTTAATAAAATATGCACCAATTGATAAAAATACAGCTAATTTATTAAACCCTATATTTGATTTAACAAAAAATAATAATTTTTCATACGACCAATACAATACCAATACTGATAATAATAGTAGTAATAAAAATACCACTATACAACATACATCAAATAACGTTAATGTAAAAGGTCCCACTAAACGTTCTGTTAGTGAGACTAAAAAAAAATTCGTAGCATCAAGCCAAAATTGGAAATGTGGGAAATGCACAAAACAACTTACTGCTTGGTTTGAAGTAGATCATAAAACGCGTCTAGAATATGGTGGCTCTAATGAAGTTTCTAATCTAATAGCTTTGTGTAGAGAGTGCCATGGAGAAAAAACAACAATGGAAAATTTATAATATATTTAAAAGAATAAAATTTAAAGAATATCATTAAGAGCTGTTATTTGTTCTAGTGTTAATGATTCAGGATATATCACGGAAAATTCTATGATTAAACTGCCTTTATGTCCATCTCGTTCTAATCCTAAATTGGGAACCATTTTTTTATATCCATTACATATAACATTTCCATTAGTATTATTTATTTTCAATATTTTATTATTAATAAATGGTAAATCAAATGAAAATCCACATAATGATTCTTTAAATGTAAGAGATTTATAATATATTAGATTAAGACATTCTCTCTTTAATTGTGTATTATTTATTATTTTAACAAATAATTTAATATCTCCCTTATTGGTATCTGATATAATATTGCCCTTTTCAGGAACTAATAAAATTTCATTGTCATCAATGCCTTTAGATATCAATACATATATCGTTTCTTTTTCATTTTTTGTATTTCCTAATTCATTGCGTATCCATCGTTCAATTTCTATGCATTTAGTGCATCCAGTATATGCTTCCTCCAAAGTAATATCTATATTTTTAATAATAGGTATTGGCTTTTGCATTGTTTGTGATAAATTTACAGGGATGCCATTTCTTAAAATATGAATATTTGATGAAGTATTATTAAACATATTTGAAAATCCGTTTCCACCAGCAAATAACATATTAAATATATCATTTGGATTTATATGCTGAACATTTAAATCATCAAATGATATATTTCCATTAGCATTACGATTATCATAATTTTTTTTAGTATTAATATCAGATAAAATGGTATATGCTTCATTTAATTCTTTAAATTTATCATCTTCATGATTGCCATTTTTATCAGGATGATGTATTAATGATAATTTTCTATATGCCTTTTTAATTTCATCATGAGATGCATCATTTGATACTCCTAAAATATCATAATAATTTTTATCCATTAATATATTTATTAATGGATAAATATAAATACATATTAACTTATTTAAATATTTACATAATATGGAAAAATCTTTCATTCAAAAATATAAACCAAAAACACTGATTGATTTTAATTTAGCTGAAAACTTATTTCAATTACTTAATACTTTTATATTAATTGATAGTATTAATATTTTAATAGTAGCAAATAGTGGTATCGGTAAAACATCTATTATTGAATCTATTATAAAAGAATATTATGGTAATAATTATGATATTTCTAATGTTTTATATATTAATTCACTAAAAGAACAAGGAATATCATTTTATAGGTCAGATGTTAAAACTTTTTGTCAAACAAAAAGCACTATTTTAAATAAAAAAAAATTTGTCATTCTTGATGATATGGATATAATTAATGATCAAAGTCAACAAGTGTTTAGAAATTACATTGATAAATATAGTAATAATGTCCATTTCATTGCATCTTGCACTAATACTCAAAAAATAATAGATAGTATACAATCACGTCTAAATATTATAAAAATAAAATATTTTAAACCAAATCATTTTAAAAATATATTAGATAATATTAAATTAATGGAAAATATTAATATGGATGAAGAAGCAGAAAAATTTATATTATCTATATCTAATAATTCTATACGCACACTTATTAATTATATGGAAAAAATTAAATTAATAGATAGATTTATAAATAAACAAACAGCGATACATTTATGCACTAATATAAATTTTATAGATTTTGAATTATATACACAAATGTGTATGCAAAATAATGTAACTGGTGCAATAAAAATATTATATGATATATTTGATAATGGATATTCAGTTATGGATATATTTGATAATTATTTTATATTTATTAAAAGTGATTATATGATAAATAAAAATGAGTTGAAAAAATATGAGATTATTAAATTACTATGTAAATATATTTCTATATTTCACAATATACATGAAGATGAAATCGAACTTGCACTATTTACAAATAATTTAATACAAATATTATTGAGCAATACTATTGATTAATAACAATTTACCTATATTTGTATTACTAGATAATACTTGTTCTGCATTCATACGCGCAAACCATTCAAAATTAGTTCGCATTAATATTTCATCTGCTGGTATATAAATACCATAGCAAGTAGGCATAAATTCTATAAATGAATCACGCATTAATTCGTCTATCATTACAGGCTTATTATCATTATTTTTTGTCCCTAGTATTCCTCCATCTATTTTTGTAATCTCTCCAGAGTCTATCATTTTTTGGCATTTTTGAGAGATATTTCCAGTAATTTCTGATTCATTTGTATAATCTGTAGAGAGCAATACTTCTATATAATTAATTAATGATAATATATGTGAATTTTCTTTAAGACTACCCATAAATTTTGTATTTACACAAAATTGTGTTCCCATTTGATTTGTTATATTTTTATTTACAAATTCTCCAATAAATGGACCATTATTATAATTTTTATTATAAATATCTATTAAATTTTTTGTGCAAATAAAAGATGATGGTACTATTATACCACCATAACTATATAAAATTTTTGCCATTGCTAACTCTCTCAAATAGTTTTTAATAGGATAAGGCACTAAAGACATATCGTGCGACCAACCAGGTATTATATTAGTAAAGGTATTATCATCTATTATTACTATATTAAATGATTTACCACAATGGTTAATTATACTATTAATGGTTAGATATTGATATGGTTGATTTAAATCTGTGCTATTTCTTGAATAAAAACTTTTCCAATGTCTTGAATTTTTATTGTAATTTAAATGTATCCATAATAATGGTTTTTTTGTATTAGATAATGAAGAATCTTCTAATAAATATTTTTTAATTAATTTATACTGATCAAAATCTTCGCCAAATCCATATTTATATCTATATTTATTATACAATAATCCAAGAACTATTGACATTATTGCTATTGCAATAGAATTTAAAATCTTCATATATTATAAACATTATATTTTATTAATTTGTTATATGTTTTAATTTGCTCCACCAAGTATCATTAACAATTCGTATTTTTTCATCTTGTTTTGCTAATGTGTATGCTCGTTCCATATCTGATTTAATTCTTAATTCTTTTTGTTCCAATAATTTATTCATACCTACATCTTGCATTTCAACGCTATTTCTCTCTGTATCTTGTATACTTCTTGTATTTATTAGTTCATTAATATTATATTGTTTTCTATTATTATAATCATCTATTGTTACAGGCACAACAGATTCAGTATGAGCCTTTTTAAGATCTTCATATGATAATTTACTAAATATATCAGACGAATATGTATCCGGTTGTTCTGTAGTTAAATCATATAAACTTGATGTGTTTGTAATCTCTTTATATTGATTGTGTATAATTAAACTTCTCATTTTAGTTTTTTTATCCTCTATTATAGAATTCATTGTATTTTTTGTTGCTATTTGTGTTTCTATATCTTCATCACTCACTAACCATGAACCATACCCTGCTGATTTATTTAAGTCTGGTATTTGAGATGTTTCAAACATATCATTAAACCATTTATTAAAATCTGGTTTATTTTGTATATTATAAGCATCCAATAATTTTTCATTTTCTTCATTTTTCTCTAAAATATATTCTGTATATTTTGTATTATTATTTGTTGATTTATACCGAAAATCATATAAGTTATATATTAATTTATATGCAGATGTAAAAAATAAAAAATAATCTTTATTTAATCCAGATTTATCTGGATGTGTCATTAATACTATTTTTTTTGCTTTTTTTAAATCGTCGATATTAAAATTATAATCTAAATTAAATAATACTAATAATTCTTTTAAATTATAATTTTCTATATGTAAATCTAATTCTTCCATATTTATAAAGTATTTATAATATTTTTATATTTTTAACATTATTATAAATTACTGTGTAATAAACATATATTTTGTTATATTAATATTCACATTATGGTCTAAATATCTTGAACAATCTTAATATATTTCTTATTTACTATTGTATAAATATATAAAGAAAATATTATTATATTATATACAATAATGACAACAAAAAAAATGCAAAAAAATGCAAAAAAATATGAATGTATATTATGTGCATTTAATACGAGCAATAAAGCAAATTATAATACACATATAACAACTCAAAAACATAAAAAATTAATAAATACAACACCTACATTAAAAAAAATGCAGAAAAATGCAGAAATATTTGGTTGCACTTGTGGAAAATCATATCCATATAGAGCATCTCTATATAATCATAAAAAAAAATGCATTATTCAAGATTTAACCATAAATGATGGAAATGATGATAACGAAGAACTTAAAGTGGATTATACTATAGTAATTAATAATTTATTACAACAAAATAAAGAGCTGCAAACAACTATTAAAGAATTAATTCCCAAAATAGGAAATAATAATACTAGTAATAATATTAATCAAAATATAAATATATTTTTAAATGAACAATGTAAAGACGCAATGTCTCTCACAGATTTTATAAATACAATACAAGTAACTATTGCAGATTTATTATTTACAAAAGAAAAAGGTTTAACTCAAGGAATTACAAATCTCTTTCTCTCTAATTTAGAAAAATTGCCATTAATACAGCGCCCTTTATGGTGTAGTGATAAAAAAAGAAAAAGAATGTTTATTAAACAAGATAAATGGATAGAAGATAAAGAACGAGAGAAAACTCATGAAGCAATATATACTATATCAAAAATACAAACTAGAAATATTACTAAATATATAGCAGATAAACCAAATTGGATGATGAATGATAAAATTAAAGATAATTATATGCATATAGTCAAAACAGTTACAGATACAATGGAAAATAAGACAGAAAAAATAGTAGAAAATATAGTAGATAGAATTCATTTAACAGAAGACACCAAAGACAAAATATTGCAATAAAATTTATTCTGTCTTAAGCAATTCTATATTAATATCTTGTATATGGTCTGGTATATTGTCGCATTTAGATATTACATCATTTATACCTATTTTTGAAGCATATAATACAATTATAAATCCTATAATAACTGGTATTAATTCTTTTATAAGAAAGAAATCATCATCAAAGTTGGCATCATATTTTGTATCAAATAACATATCTAATATTTCTGGACTATAATTAAATTCTGGTGTTTTATGATGTTGAATATGATAATTATTTTTTATCATACTATAATTAAATATATGAGTAGCAGTATACCATATTGCTGAATATATTACTATTTTTTTACTAAAAATATTAATATTAAATAAATTTGGAATTAATAATAAAAAAACAGACACATATTACACAATGATTACGTCCTTAAATTTATAGTTCGTGAATATTTATTAGTAGTATCATGATGTATAATTTTATGAAAATTAACTTTATCTATAATAGTTATTTTATGGTAAAGTATATTCAGGTGTTCATAATAATGTTCCTAGTAAAATGGTGATACAAGCAAGTGTAATTAATTTAAAATAATGCAGATTTGGCATATTCATATATACATATTATATTTAAATAATTTCACTATATTATTACGCAACAGAGAGCATATATTTTTGCATTATTTTGCATTAAAGTGTTGTATTTTTGTTGTATTTTACTTTATGGTAGTACGATAGGATATAAATATAAATATTGTTATATCTTATACGATGTAATATATTATACATATATAAATAATACATTTTTTGCATCTTTTTTCGTTGTATTTGGTTGTATAGTCTTTTTTTTTGTTATAGAAAAAAAATGTTTTTTGAGTTTTTAGCAAAAAACGAGATTAGAGCATTATGCTCTCGTTTTCGTTTTTTTATATAAAAATTATGCTTTGGGCTATTTTCTTCGTTATTTTCAAATCTATTTTGGATTTCTAAAAAATGGACAAGGTTTTTCTATGTCCAAAATGAAAAAAAATCCTATAGATTTAAAGTTAAAAAAGTAAAATTTCTTTAAGTAAGGATATTATACTATATTATACTATATTATACTATATTATACTATATTATAATATATTATACTATATTATAGACATACTTATAATATATGCTATACACGAGACTACAACAGTTATAATATATAATATGAGAACTTTAACATAAATAGAGTCAGTATAAGTATTTGAATAATCGGGTTCATTATTACTAATTGAAACGATTGCAGATTCATTTGAAATAATCATATATTATACTTGAGATTATATTATTATATATACCCACATATTTCTGCATAATAATTAGTATCATTTTTTTTTAAACTGAATGGTTTCCCACATCCATATATAATTTTCTCTCTTATATATTTTTCACATAATAATTGAGATGTATGAGGATTAATCTGCTCTAATGATACTATAAATACTCCATGCCTAAAAATAGCACAATTTATATCTTTTTTATATATGATAATAATTTTGTTACAATGTGGACAATCTATAATGATTTCTTCATTATTCATTATATAATATTTATAAATTAAACATTATATAAAAAATTGAAATAAGTATATTAAAAAGAATACGTTTAACACTTATATATATTTAAGATGAATATAATCATTCATGAATGCGGTATTTGTTGGAGAGAATTGACGGGAAATAATAATATTATAATAACGACATGTAATCATCGTTTTCATGCTAATTGTTTTATAAGAAATATTCATGAGACAAATGTATTTACTTGCTTTATTTGTAATATTAATATTATGATAGAAGATGGAGATAACACTAATATTGTTAATACTATTATTAGTGATAATATTATAGTTGATGATATTTTTGACGAAGAAAGCATTAATAGTAATACTAATGCGGTATATCATGTAGAAGATATTAATGATACTATGATATATAATAATGAAATAGATTATGATATGGATTCATTTGAAAGATTGAAAATTGGTTAATATATACCCAATGATGGTATTGTATATTCACCTTTATGATTTTTAATATATTGTGCTATAATTGTGGGGGTTTTAGAATTATTAATAATATCTTCTGTTTTATAAACATTATTAAATATATCTATATAATAATGTATTCCTTGTATATCTTGAACAAATACCTCTAATTTATTTAATACTAAACATTGCATTTTTTCTTCTATTTGAACTTTTCCGTGTGGAACGCCTTTAATATGTGTTCCGCAAAAATCAAAATCGAGTTTTTTGCGACGAGTGCATTGTTCTTCATTTGCTCTCTTGGCATTACAACGATCATATTGAGGAACAATATTTTTAATTCTTTTTCTCTTTTGAAAATCAGATTTTTCAATATTAAAATTATGATAATCATATATATATTGCATTAATTGAGAGAATTCGGGATGACTTGATATTTCATTAGCATTACCCCAAGATTTTATATCATCTTTAAATGATTGCATATAAAGTTCGCATTTTTTATTAATTCGTCTCTCCATATTAGTATTTATATTAAATATTATATATAAAATATGTTTATTTCAATTTTTTATTATATTTAAAATATTAACGTATAAAGCATTATTTATATATAATATTTAATATAAATATATAAATAATGATATTTAATTTTTATAAAAATATTAGTAATAAAGGTTGTAGTTTAATAGATAATATTGATAATACAACTTTATATTATCATGTGTATAATGAAGATGATGATAAATTTATAGAAAAATCCATATATTTAGATTCTGAAAAATTAGATATATGTTTAAAAAATATTTCTCATAATACTATTATAGAAATATTACAAAAAACAAATATTTTAAAAAGCAATATAGATTACAATTATGAAGGATTTAAATATAATAGTGAGAAAAATAAATTAGTATTAATATTTTGTATATAATATACATAAAATTTTACGTAATTTTTTCTAATATATATTTTTTATAAAAATCATCAATCGTTAATCCAGATGTATTAAATATATTTTTATAATAAGTTGATATATCAAATTCTGTTTGATATTTTATATAATAACCTAATTTTGTATTATAATTACCGCTCGCCCATCGTGTTGTCCCATTTATATTTCTTACAGAATACATTACATAAGGTATTTCTTTTACAAGATGTAATACATTATTTTGGTATAAATGAAATATTATTAATTGTTCTAGATTCCAATTATATTTATTTTTCATTTTCATAAAATATTCATTTGACCTAAGCACAAAATTATTTAATATATTCAAATAAGACTCAATATTACTTTTAAATAAAACCACATGCCTATCAGTATATCCATCATATTTTTCACTATCTGGTATCCATATGTAATTTTCATTCATAAGTTGTATTTTTGGATGAGGTAATTGATATATAAAATCACTTCTTGTAATAATAAAGTTATCATATTTATTTATTAAATCATTATCTATTAAATTTTTTAATAAAAACCATCTAAAAAATATTAATATACCAGCAGAACCAACATGTTCATTATAATTATCTTTTATTCCTCCTAAAAGATGGTCTTTTATTTTTAAAAATTCACGCCAATATAAATGAGTTTTATATGTATTTATATTTTGTTCACTTATTAAATTATCTAGATTATTATCTGCACTTTTTTTTACTCCATAAATTTGATTTTTCCAAAAATCATCTGAAAAATCTTTTGTATGAACTATTATTTCATCATCATCAAAGTTATCAAAATTTATTATATTTTCATCATTTCCATAATACGTAATATTTTCACTAGATTGTTGTGGATATTTTATTTTACCATGTACAGCATTCACATTTTTAAGACATTCATATTTAGATTTTGTTAAAGATATTATATTATATGCATATTCAAATGCATCACCAAAATCATATGGTTCATTATATATAAATTTGTATTTTGCTAAATTATAAAAAGGATTATCATAATTATAATCAGGTTTAACTCCGATACATACACACAAATCCGCATTTAACTCATCTATTACATTTTTTTTAAAATTATTAAAAGTTATCTCATGTGCTCTAGTTTCTGCTAAAATGATAACAAGAGTTTTAGACATAAGTATATAAATAATATATATATATAAATAATATATATATTTATATATATTTATATTTTTAGATATACGTATATCTAAATATATAGTTATATATTTATATATTTAATATATTAAATGAAAAGGATTGTTGTTTTAGGAGGTGGTGGATTTATTGGTGGACATTTAATTACCAAATTAAAATCTTTAGGCAATTGGGTCAGAGGTGTTGATATTAAATATCACGAGTTTAAAAAAACAGATGCTGATGAATTTATTATAGCAGATTTAAGAGATTTAATTAGAGTTGATGTAATAATTGATGATACTATAGATGAAGTATATCAACTTGCAGCAGATATGGGTGGTTCAACGTATATTAATATAGGGGAACATGATTCAGATGTTATGCATAATTCATGTATGATAAATTTAAATGTATTACAAATTTGTTCACAAAAAAATGTTAAAAAAATATTTTATTCTTCATCAGCTTGTGTATATCCTGAATATAATCAATTAGATCCAAATAATCCTAAATGCAGTGAAGATAGTACATATCCTGCTGAGCCAGATAGCGAATATGGTTGGGAAAAATTATTTAGTGAAAGACTATATTTTGCTTTTCATAAAGATTTTCCAAAATTAGATATTCGTATTGCTAGATTTCATAATATTTATGGCCCATATGGTACATATGAAGGTGGGAAAGAAAAAGCACCAGCCGCATTTTGTAGAAAAGTTGCTTTAGCAGGAAATAATGATGTTGTTGAAGTTTTTGGAGATGGAAAACAAACAAGAAGTTTTTTATTAGTTGATTCTTGTATAGAAGGTATTTTAAGATTAATGGAATCTGACTTCAAAGGACCTGTAAATATTGGTTCGGAAGAAATGATTAATATGAATGATTTTATGAATATGATAATTAATATATCAGGCAAACAATTAACTATTAATAATAAAGATTTTCATGGTGTAGGTGTAAGAGGTAGAAATTCCGATAATAAATTAATTAAAGATAAGTTAGGATGGGAACCTATATATCCACTAGAAAAAGGTATTAAATTAACTTATGATTGGATAAATAATGAAGTGAGAAAAATAAATTAGTATTAATATTTTATATATAATATTTCTGCAAGTTAACTAGCTTTATCTAAATCAGTAGATATTGAAATCTGACTAATTTGTGTTATTTTTTTTTCTAATAAATCTAATTTATCTTTTAAATCTGTTAAATAATTTAAATTATATTTATTAAA